ATGAAAACGTTCCAGGTCGCACTCCCCGAATCTTACGCCTTGAAGTTTGCACGTCGCGAGGTGCATCGTGATGCTGATCGGCTCGGTGCTCGCCTGCCTCATCGCATGGCCCGCAAGTCTGGAGTTGGTTTCTGCGTTTTCAGTTTTCCTACCGAAAGGTGCATGAGCGCATTTATGCGTCGGCATGGCGGCAAACCGTTCGGCGATGGGAAATGGGAGAAGGTTTTGGTTCGATAAACCCGCGAATGCGCACAGGAAATCCACAGGTGATCCCATAAGTTTCCACAGCGCTGAGTTCGCGATTGACTCTCCTCTCAAACAAGAACATTTTAGGAACATCAGCGGGCGGCGCTGATGAAATCCAGACATGCTTGGTGGCGTGTGTGTCTGCTTCAATGGAGCAGAACAATGAGTGCGGTTGCGCAGGAAAATGAATACGACGACGAAATTGAATTGGTTCTCGCCTACCACAAGGGCGATGCGCGAGCCGCGATAGAGGCGCTTCTCAAAGATCGGGATTTTCTCGTTAAAGAGGTCGCCATAGCCAGTATGGCTGTCAGTCATGGCTATACCCGAGGATGGAAGCCGACTGTCTTCGTGAAATGAGCGGCAGATCACGCGGCGAACCGCCGAAAACCCTGATTAATAAGCATTACCCGTTTCAGGTCGTATTGTATCTGACAGACGAATTACGCCAACGGCTTTTGGAAGTGATCGCGGATGAACATCGGCTGGGCGCCTATCACCTGCATGGCTACCAGTATCATGAAGGGTATCATTTCTCGATCGTGAAATTCGCGTCGGAGGAAGGCCAGCAAGAGTTCATTCGGCTTTATGGCGGCGTGCCTTACGACCCGACGGACAAGAAATCCAAGCCGTGGGAGACGTACTTTGATCGATGAGAATACGACCTCCCTTCCTGCAAGAAATGCCAGCTTCGACCCGGATTATGGATCTTCTCCAGTGGTACGAACTATATGGTTATTGCTGTCGCTGCGGACATATCGGATCGGTAGATCGGATGATCCTTCTTCGAAAGTTTGGAACACATACCTTCTTCATCGACCTACATGGACGCCTGAGATGCAAGGCATGCACAGCAAAGGGCGATGCGCAGTTTGGAATTACGAAGATGCCGAGGTGAGAATGGCCGAATACAAGAACGACAACGCCCGTGTTGCGAAAGCCGGAAGTCTGTTCGTGCACTGGTGTTATGCCAAAGGCTGTAAGGAGTGGGGAACCTTTGGTTATAAATTGTCGAATGGCCAGCTATGGTTCTGTCGCGCCCACAAGCAGGAAGGCGAGGATGCGCTGGCTGGACGGCGAAAATAGGAATGCTATTCTCCCCAAACGAGGAGGAGCGCATGTGCAATCTGTACAACATCACAACGACACATGAGGCCATGCGCCGCCTGTTCCCCAAGTTTGGAGATATGACGAACCGCATCGATCCGCAGATGGATATCTTTCCCGACTATCCAGCCCCAGTTTTGCGGAACCTCAAGGGCGATGAGCCAGAGTTGGCAATGCTCCGCTGGGGCATGCCGACGCCGCCGATGTATGTGAAAGGCGAAGCGGATAGCGGGGTAACGAATATCCGAAACCTCACCTCGCCTCATTGGCGACGCTGGCAAGGCGTTGAAAGCCGGTGCGTCGTTCCTGCAACCTCCTTTTCCGAATATGGGCAGGAACCGGACCCGAAGACCAAGCGCAAGCCGCTGCACTGGTTCGCTCTGAACGAGGAAAAGCCGCTATTTGCTTTCGCCGGAATATGGACAAGTTGGAAGGGTGTAAGGAAGAAAAAGGAAGGGCCGGTCGAGGTCGATATCTTCGCGTTCCTGACCACCGACCCGAATGCCGTGGTGAAGCCGATCCACCCAAAGGCAATGCCAGTTATTCTCCGCACCACAGAGGAAATCGACACATGGCTGCGGGCTCCCTGGAACGAAGCCAAGGAAATGCAAAAGCCTCTGGCCGACGCTGATCTTATCGACCTGACGCCAAGGAATGACAACGAGGAAGCGCAGCCGAGTTTGTTCTAGGCGCCACTACAAGTTCGCAATCCCCGCCCTACCTTCGTCAAAAAATGAGGAAGGGTGCTTATGGCGAGTTCAAAGAAAATCTCCGGTCCGAAAAGCGACGGCAAATATCCTGACCGTAATATTGACTGTCAGACAGCAATCGCGTTCCGCGTCGTTGAACTGATCGAGGAAGCTGAAAACTCCGGCTGGACAGCCATCGAAGCCGCGAAAGCTATCCAAGAGGTGTCACGCGGACTGTTCGTCGGACACGCCGGCAAGGATCGAAACGAATAATTGGGAACAACCAGGACGCTGCCCGGTTTTAAAAGGTCTCCGTAAACAAATTCGCGTCGTTAAGAGCCTGCACTGACGCTACCCCGCCTTTCAATGAATAGGCGGGGTTCTTTTTTTCTGCGTCCGGGGTTTTGTGATTTGTATTAACGGCTAATAGCGCCCAAGGTTAACTAATAGTTGTGGGGGTTTCTACTAGCTAAAGCTAAAGGGAGACCAAAATGCCGTTTTTTAGCGAAGCGAGCCGCATATATAATCCTATCGAAGTGAATTTCATGCGGAGCTGCTTCAGTCATGCTGCGACCATACTTGAAGAAAGCGACCAAGATTACTCCGCTGCCGACCTGGCATCGTGCACTATCATGCTTTACCATAGCGGGCTCAGAGATCACGCTTATCTCAGTGAGCTATCAGCGCGGTTGGCCCACCAACGGTTCGAAAGACGCCACGAAATCGAACAATGTCCAGCTGCCAACAGCAATGGTCCAAAGCAGACGGCTCGTGCGCAACCCGTTGAATACGATCCACTCGCCTAGGCGGGAACAAATGGTTGTAGGCGGAGTTTCACACGAGGGGGTCTAACCAATTGCCTTGGCGCCAGCACAGCACACCCTGCACCAGAACCGTCGCTGACGCAGCCCTGCCGTCGCTCGTCCCTCGGCAGGGCAAGTTCTTCGGGAGGGGAATATGCCTTGGGGAAAACCAGTAGATGTCCAGCTTTACGGTATCGGAAAATACCGCGTGGTACCGGACACGGCGACAGCCGCTCGATGCCTGCTTGAGGATTGGCCGGAAGACGCTCACGGTAAGGAATATGAGGAGGCGTTGCAGGCTTGCCTGGCCGACCTTGAAGGGCTGCCGAACACCGCCAGGAAATCGTTTGTCAAAGCAGCCAAGGCGGCCGGACTGACAATCCGGCCCTGCCAGTGGCACTGAGAACGTTCAGGCTATCCGAGACGCTCTGAACGATAGCGCGAACCAAGTCGTGAAACCATCAACGGGAACGACGGTGTAACTTGGCATCGTCCTAAGATTCAGCTTGCTTGATAGGCTCGCACGTTGTCATGCCCCGTAAGGCAAGCGAAGGTAGTTCAGCGACCGACAGGAACAGTCAACGAAAAGGCTCCCAGCCAATCGGCAACCGACAAGAGCCAAGCGATCATCCCAGGGAAAACGAATACGAACAGAACCTGCTTTGTGTGCTCGATACGCGGTCCGAGTAGGGCGTGCAGGAAAAGACCCACGCCCAGAAGAACGCCGATGAAACAAGCCGCGCCTGTCATACCGAAGGAAGCACCCGCTATCCAAATCGATGCCATCAGATGCACACACATCCGTGCCGTCCAAACGTTCTGGTGTCCGGCACCGTTGATCGAGGCCATATCGACCATCGCGTCACTGAATAACCAGAGGTATCCGGCAAATTTGATTTCGACAGTACCGGGGAGCAGAGCCACCACCGGCACCAGCGCCAAGTGGTAAAGAAGGCCCATGCAGTCGCCTAAGAACAGGCTTTTATGCTTGGATGCGAACATCGCGATCCATCCGCACATCGAGAGCAGGGGAAGAAATTTAATGTAGTCGGTGAACATGGGACGTTCCTCGTCTCCGTGCCGCAGCACTTAGTTGACAGAGGCGCTCAGCCGATCCGACGATGCATCTAGGTGAAAAGACGCAGCATCGACGGGCGGGCTGTTACGCTCGCTTCCGTCGAGGTCCGCGGCCCCGCTAAGGGCTGGAAGAACCGTTCCGAAGAACAGTGGTCGGGGCTCACCAGATACCGACCTGCCATTTTCGACACCATTTATATGGACCGTGGCAACTTTGGCGTCAAGAATCGTGGGGAAATGCGGCCTTCCTTAGCGACTGCCGGTTGATGGGCCGTACCTTTCCAAGAGTAACGTAAGCTGAATCAAGCCATCCATGAGCCGATACGACCTGACCGACTTCTAGTGGCGCGTGATCAAACCGCTTTTCCCCGACAAGCCGCGCGGCGCGATATTGAAGACGTGCACAAACAGAGGCCGCCCCTCAGAAGATTGCTCATCGCGAAAACGTTCTTTTCATAGATAAGCACCCATAGAGTGCACGCTACTGGCTACGCTTTTCTTCTCGTTTCCAAAGTTTTGAGGCGTTCGGCGAAATAAATGATTTTGTTCAGGTCATACACTCGACTAGCCGCATCCTTTTCCCCAAACCGATAGCAAGCCTTAAAGATGTTGCCGAGCGCGAAGGACATGCCTTTGTGTTCGATCAGGTCGTTTAGCTCGGTCGCGTGAGGAGGTAGCTCGTAGTAGCTTGTGCTGCCGCCGTCGGAAGTGACGGGGGATGCGGATGCGCGAAGCCCCAGGTCTGTTAAGTGAACCGGCTTTGGCATGGGCTGCTTTCTGGTATCCAGTTCGCCACGAGCAATTTCACGGTCAATTCGTGCGTCTGGAACCATTAGACTTCCTCCCTCACATTCCGCTTCGGCTCTTCGAACTTCTCAGTCACCGGCCCGCCTGCAAGCAGTCCGCGAACTGACGAAAGCTTATCGCGAACAAGCGGGCGAAACCGACGCGCCGCAAACGGCGGGTTGTCATAACCGAACTGAGGGCAAACTCCTCGATCGACGCCTTTCAGCCGAACGCCGATGAAACTGCCCTGCGTGTAGTGTTCGAACGGGCCAATCCAGGCGATCTCGTAAATCTCGCCTTCCTTGATCTCCAGGAACTGCTCGAACCCGACGGAGCTATCGATGCAGACGACCTTCTGGCCTACGTGGAAGTTGGTCATGCCGCCGCCCTCCAAGCCCCTAACCGCCGAAATTCAACCGGCACGCCATGGCTACGCGCTCGCGCCGTTCCTTCCGCCATGCCTCGGCTCATCCCGAAATTCTCATAGACCACGCATTTCTCCGCCACCCGATACCACGCGAGTCCAGCCTCAATGCCGAGTTCTCGTTCATCAGGCCGCAAATCGTCCAGCACCTGCGTATGCAGCAAGTGGCTCGCAATCGGTGCTTCGCCTCGCCGCAAGCTGTCCAAAAGGCACGCGCGGGCGTATTTGGTGTTGCGCTCCACGTCGCCGCTGTAAGGGCTTTCAATGATGACGAGCGGCTTGCGTGCCTGTTGCTGGGCAACTGACACATTGTCGTTATAAGGTTTTGGCAGGCAACTTATAACTGCCCCACCGGCCCCCATCTGTCGTCCTTCAACCGCCGCTCGCGCAGCGCGGTCTTCTGCTTCTTCAAGCATGGTTTCTCCTCGTGTTTGTGGTGAAAGCGCCGCTCCGTGGGCGGCGCGGTGGTCAGGCTGCCGCGCGGCTAGGCTTGTTATCATTCGCGGCCATCGGCATACGCGCGGCGCCCATTACCCGGGCTGCCGACAAAATCACTCGCCCGTCTTCGCCATAGTTCTTGTGGTAAGTGATTACTTTGGCAGAGCGGCCAGAAAGCCAGTTTGAACCATACGCATCTGGAGCGGCTAGTGTCTCGTGCTGTTCGACTTTCATGAGGTCGGTCGTTCGCAGTTCGTCAGCATGACGGTGGCCGGTGTGAGCGTAACTGTATTTTGTGCGGCCGTAGATCTCGCGGTACTTGCCGACCATGATCGAATCCACGTTTTTAGTCCCGCGACGATGGCCGTGGTGATAGAATAACGAGACGTCTCCGTGCTCAATGACGGAGTAGGTTCCCGGGTTCGTATCGAAGTTGACGCGGGGCTCATCCTCATAAAACGCAGCGAAAGATTCACGAAGCCACACCTCCCCGGCGGGATCGTGATTTGCATCGCACATGATTACGTCCACTTGCTCGTGCTTTTCGAGCAGCATCCTCACAACGGTGCGGATGATACGGATTGCGGCGCGCACCATCTTTGGATACCGGCTATCGCTGTCCAAAAGGTGGCCGTGTTCTGGCGTCAGACTCTTGAATGAATCGTAGTGCAGAAAATCGCCTAACTGAGCGAAGACCGCACGCTTGGCGTTAGGAGATTGGGCAATAGCCGCGGCAAACCAGTCGAGAATTAGTTGTTCCCCGATCCTCAAATCGTAATCGCCCGCCCCGGTTTCTTCATTCCACGCAAGGGCGCCCAAGTGATGATCGGTAATTGTATACTGGTTCAGCAAGTCACCCGCAGTATGCGTAGGCGGGAGGACGGGCTTTGCTTGCGGGAGTTCATCCTTGAAGCCTTGCAAAGCTGCCGACATCGCTTCGGCGCGAGCCTTATCGTCCGCCCGCTCCATGATGTGCTGAGTAATCACCCGGCCTTCGGCATTGACGAGCGTTGTCTTGCCTTTGACAGCAAGGCCTGCAGTCGGCTCATAAACTGGACCAGCCTCTTTCGTCTGGCGCACGTAAGTGCCGTTCGGCGTCTCGGTCAGGCTTTTGATCGCATAGCCGGGCAATGTCGGTGACGGACCCAGCAGCCCAATCTCAGCGGCCCGCTTAATGCTGTCGTGAAATGCCGACTTCTTTATGCCAAGCGCCGCCGCAGCCTTAACCAGCGTGCCGTGCTCGCGGTAAGCCTCCGCTCGGCGCAGGAGTTCTTCGTGTGAAAGGCGCGCACCCGCGCCCTGTCTGTCATGGGACATACAGTCTCCTCGTGTTTGGTTTGGTAGCCGACTCGCGGCGCGGATTGGTCGTCCGATAGTGAAAAGAAAATGAGCCTCGAGATGAGATGTCAAGCGGGAATAAGAAAGACGCCGCGTAACCTTCAGGCAAGGTTCATCTCCCAGCTTCTGTTTTGAGGATCTGGAAGAGGAGTAACCAATGAACGAAGACCGGAGGCGTGAGCGCCGTGGGCGCCCTAAAAATCCGATTGAAAAGCTGAGTATTTCCATTCGGTTGGAAGCGGAATTGGTGCGCCGGATACAAGCAACTGATCCCAACTGGCGTGAGAATATCGCCGATCTGGTCAGGCGGGAATTTCAGTTAGAAGATACGAAATGATCGGCGCCGTCCTGGTAACCGTGGTGAGCGGCGCAAAAGGAAGGATGGAATGTCTCGATAAATGTGGTGTTAATGGAGAGATCCGAAAGGCAAATGTGAATAACTGGAACAAAGTTGGAACAGGTATTGAAAACTGCCTACGTGCAACCCTAAGTTATCCACAGGATCAATTGCGGACTCGTTCTCGGGACGGAGTCAAGCATTTATGCGTATTACATATTGACAGATATTCACAGGATTTGTAGAATAAGTGTAACGCGCTGTATTATCCTAGTTTACTTCCATTCGAAAATCAGCAATAAAAAAAGGCAGGACGCGATTCCTCGCAGCCTGCCTCGGTAGTGTCGATTTTTCGATGCGCCTTGCGACACAAGTCGATCCATCACTGTAGCAAGGGTGGGATACGACTATCGGGGCCAAAAATCAAGGTCATCGAGAAAGTACGTTCAGTACTATGTCTAAGACTTTTAAAGTCGGTCGCGATTCCCGTACAGGTCAATTTATTCCAGTGAGCGTCGCCGTTAATAGGCCAACGACGACCACGGTGGAACGTGTACCTAAGCCCGGTTACGGCGACACCAAGAAGTAAATGACTGGCGCCCTTCGGGGCGCCTTTCTTTATTTTGACGAAATTGAACGTGAGTTTTCATAGTTAAATCCCAGAAACGGAACTCAGCACGAAAAAAGATGAGGCCGAACGGGCAATCCGGTATCTTTGTCACGAGTGGGGAAAGACGCAACCGCAACAGGAACTTGAGCACCCGAGCTTCAGTGACTTCATTACCTGGTTATCCTCAAAAGGATACTCCCATTATCTCGATTTTCGCTCGGTAATGGGTGCGCGCTACGATGCGGAAATGTGGTTTGACCAAGAGTTCAAGCAAACTTGGAGGAGATGAGCACTCTTGAGAGGCCATTCTTCTAACCCCTCGTCCACGGACCGGCCTGACATCAAAAGAAGTCACTCTCCGATCTCAGCGGGTTTGACCCGAAACACACCTTTAATGCATTCGGGGTTTCTAACTGCAATCTGAATATGGGTTTTCTCGCGAATGCCCGCACCAGGGTAAATAGGTTCGCCTTCGATGAATATTCCTCGAACTGTATCGAACAATGGAAGTTTTTTTTGCGCACGAGAGGTAAAAAGCAAATTTATTACAGCGCAGTCGAGACGCCTGGTCAAAAGATCAGGTTCTTTACCGTTACTCGGCAGAGGCACACCTACCTGCTCAAAACTAACTCGAGTGAGTTCGTAACTTTCCTTAAGAATTTCGACGCTTGCTGAGGTGGTAAGATCTAAACAGTTACCTAAATCAATAACGGCACCTACTACTGTACCATCTGATGAGTCCAGTTTTTTTCTGGCGCAATACTCGCGATAGTAATGAAGTCCTCGTAGTGGGTTCGCTTCCCAGAAATAGGCTCCTTCACCCAACCAGTCGAAATCATTCTTGCTTGGCTTGAAATTTTCGCCAGCCAAAACTTTATCGGCCACCTCGGAAGAGCATCCGTGGTAGCCGAGCACAAAGGAAGTCGCTAATTTATGCAAACGTCACCGTTAGGCAGCTTTGTGTGACTCACGGTACTTCATTTTCAGATTGCCCTTCGGCGTAAGAAGCCCTGCTTCTTTCAGCAACTTAAGAGCTGCTGCCTTCGAAGCAGTTGCCTTCTTTTTGGTATCCCGGAGGGCCTGTAGCGTCTGCGTCCGTTCTTTGTTGGTCATGTGGCAGCTCCTCTTTTGAGGACGTTTAGCAAGGTGTTACAACCTCATCATATAATCCAAAGAAAATTAATGGCAACTGAATTCACCATAATTGACGAGGCCGTCAAAAACATAATCAACAAAATTAGAAACGACAAACGTTCAGATTAAGAAATGAATCTGCAATTTAGTGGCATCACAATTTCACAGACATTATGCCCTCCCCCGCCCCGTCCTCGTTGCCATGATGTTATCAATCCGCTCGGTTAGCCCATCGATGCGATGCGCCACACTTTCGATGGCCCGCATGATCTGCGACGTCTGTTCCTGCATGCCTGCTTTCGTGGCGAAGGTCTCAGCCGCCCGCAGTTTGTAGTCGGAAAGCTCCTGCCGCGTCAGGCTGGCAAGAGCCGTTGCAGCATCGGCTTTCGCAGCGTTGCGCGTTTCAGCTTTCGCGATCTGGCTTTCAACATACTTCCAAAGCCCGAACAGAAAGCCCATCAGCATCACGATAAAGCCGACAACGGCCATGATTTCAGCGCCGGTCATCCGATAATCCCCCTTGCTGCTACGCCCAGCCATAGGCAGGCTAGCCACATTCGCGTCCTCACGGCCGCACCCCGCAAAGCTTTTCCAATTTCGTGTTCTCTGCGAGGATCTGGCGCTTCGTGCCGTCAGTCAGACTGTCCTCGACGCTCGGGCGGACAGGCCGCGCTACGTCGCAGTAGCTACCGGCCGTCACGCATCCACCGAGACAAAGCAGCGTCAACATCACCGCCGCCAAGTTTGCTGGTTTCATCTTCGATCTTCCTTGCTTTATTGGCGGCCTTGAGCCGGTCTGCGGTGGCGCTTGTGGCGTTGTCCGCCCTGCCCTTGAGGTAAGCCTGCCAGAATCGCAAGGGCCGCAGCGATTGCTACGGCCCAGCCTGTGATCTTGGAGCGCAGGGATAAAAGCCAAGTCATGTCGGCGCTCCTGTCAACATCAGCATGCGATGCTGCCCTGTGAACGGCAGCAAGTAGCCGTCGCGTGTCTCGGTAGCATCGCAGACTGTGAGTTTGGCGTTGTCCCACTGCTGCGAGCCGTTATCGATCCGCAGCGTGGCTGTACCCGCGTCGCTGTCATATTCAATGGCAATCCTTTTGAGGCTCACGCCGCCACCCTCTTCAGTTCGAGCCTGCCACTTTTCCAGAGCCAGAAGCCCGCGCCTGCTGCGACCAGCAGAAGCGCGACCGTCGCGAACGCCCAAGGGTTGGAAACCGCACCGATAAGGCCAGTGACGAGCGTGCCGCCCGTACCGGCAACGATCGTCTGGACGGTCTTATCCTGTAGCAGCGGCACGTCGTCAGGCTTGGCGTCTTCCGCCTTGGCAGGTTTCTTTTCGCGAGCTGCCACGAGGCTGTCGAGGAAGTTGCGGTAGTAACCGGCAATGAGGCTGGCCTTATCGCTTCCGTTGACGATCGCGCGCGCATCCTGGGGAGCGGACCATCCGCTACCGAAAAAGTCAGCCAGCCTCTTGCCAGTGAACTTGCCGTTGATCATCCCGTCGAACAGGATGCGAATAGCCGTGGCCATCTCCAGCGCGGCGTCGGGATTATCGCCAAGGCCGTACTTCTTATAATTGTCCTTACCGGTGATCTGCGCCAATGCGCGACCGCGGTACAGCCAGCCATCGTTAGCGCCCGTATTGCCCATGCGCCCGCCGTAGACCTTATTCGCCAAGGCCTGCGGGTTACGCACATAAGGCTGGGCGCTCTGCACAGTGGAAAAGCGCGACGGCCAGACCTGCCTGATGCGTGCTGCACTGGTGTAATTGAGGTTTTCCTCGATCGGCTGCATCTTGCCGCCTGTCTCGTGGAATGCCGTCGCGAGCACATAAGCGGTCTGCTCGTCTGGCAGGCCTCGGCGCTCAGCTTCGGCGAGAATTGCCGACGTGCCGTCGACCTGCGCCTGCGAAAGACGGCCGCCAAAAGGCGCGCGCCTCGCATACGCGAAGAACGTTGTTTTGTTCATGAGGATGTCCTGTATTGGAGGTGGCAGCTCAATCCGTGCTATGCGCGCACGGTTCGTTCTGAGGCGTAATGCCAATTGATCGAACGGAAGCGCCGCCCGTTCGTTATTCCGATGCCGTTAATCTGATCATCGGAGGAATGGCTATGATTAGAAATGGTTTCGACATGCGCCGGGAAAGCGATATGACGTGGTGCGTCTATGACGTATTCAACGGCGAGATTGTCTCTATCGATGGCCACAAACAGTCCGGCCTCAGCGAGAGCGATGCCAAGGAAGCTGTCGATTTGCTGAACCGGAAGTATATCGAGCGCCACCAGGAATGCGGGTCTGGTCGACTGCCTTGAAGATCACGGGATCATGCGCTTTGTTAGCGTAATTGAGCCACAAGCCGATGTTCACTGGCGACGAGGCGCTGTACAAAGCCGCCGGTAATTGGCGGGCGATATGAACCACTGAATGTTGGATGGACAATGTACAAACCTGCAGCTTTCGCAGCACTGATAACCGTATTGGCTTCCGCTCTTCCTGCTCATGCACAGAGCATAGAAATCGGCCCGAACGGCATTCGCTTACTAGAACCCGAAAGTGATCGCCCGCGATATCGCGAAGGTATCAGCGAACGACGTGCAGCACGCATCGCTCAGAGAGAAGGTATGGACGAAATCGACAGCGTATCACGTCGACGCAATGTCTACATCGTCCGCGGAGTTGACCGTTACGATGATGAAATGCGGGTAGTCATCGACCGGTATTCCGGCGAGGTACTGCAAGTTCGCTGACAAACAGCCCCGGCTAGTCCGGGGTTTTTCTTGAGGATTTTGCGGTCGGAGGGTTGTCGGTCGAACGAGCAATGGGCATTACCGCCTGACCTCTTCCCCATGACAAAGGTAATTGAGCAAATGCTAGTAAGATGGTCCGGTTTCGGAATGGTTTCCGTTTTTGTGTTGATCGGAGGTATGCTGGGAGCGACTTTCCTGCTGCGCCCATATTTCATGCAGAGCATGGCGCTTCATCCAGCCGCTTACGTCGCCAACGGTATCGGTCTAATCGTCGGCGCTGCTGCAAACCTCTTGGTGTTTGCAGTTTTCAAAAAGATTTCCGCCGAAACGTATCATAGCTTCATGGGGATTAGCATGATTGGTTGGTCTGTCATCGGCGCCGTTGGTGGGGCTGCGCTCGCGGTTTACGGCTGGACGCTTTAAGCGCCGCGCCAGTAGGCACGGTTTTGTCCATTGGTGGTTTCCTTATTTTGTGAGATAATCAATTGGCGCGGATGAAGCCACCGCTTCAAACATGCGCGGACCCCGGTGATCGCGACACGGCACCGGGGTTTTCTTTCGGATACATACGGATTGTTTACAATCTAACTTCTAAATGTCGACTGGGCGCTTATCGTTGCTTTCAGCTAGATTTCCCAAGGCGCCTGCCCCGGTTAATGAAACCTTGCCGGGGCTTTTTCCTTTCGGCAAAGAGAAAGCCGCCTTAGTGAGCAACACCTCTTAATTAAAGTGAGAGTGAAATTAATCTGGATGCAACTGATCGTTGATGATATTGCGGTTTGATAACGACACATCGTTACCTACAAGGCATGATGTTTGGGCTACGGGGGTTTATTATGAAGAATTTGTCTATCGTCACGCGTCCAGCTGCTAATAAGCGATTGCTAGTATATTTCTTCTGGGATGCTGACGGTATCGTTGATGATTACGTCGTTCATTCATTAAAAGCGCTAGGCGAGCACTGTTCCGAGATAGTTGTCGTCGTGAACGGAGAAGTGAATACTGATGGCTATAGAAAGCTGCGGGCCTCTTCTAACCGGTTGATTATCCGTGAAAACGTCGGCCTTGATGCCTGGGCTTATAAGGATGCTTTTGAGCATATCGGCTACGATCGTTTGGGTGAGTTTGACGAGGTCCTCGTCACCAACTTCACGTTATTCGGACCAGTGTTTCCGCTTTCAGAATTGTTTTCCCGAATGGATGACAAGCCCTGCGATTTTTGGGGGCTTGCCGGGTTTAATGAGAAGGTGAAGAACCGCGACGACATTCAACATCTCCAATCGTATTTTGTCGTGTATCGCAGGTCACTCACTGCTACCCAGGATTTTCGCAACTATTGGCAGAACCTACCAGAAATCGACAGCTACGTAGCCTCAGTTAATCTGCACGAGCTGGCCCAGACCCCATATTTTTCTGCCCGCGGGTACAAGTTTGCGGCCTTCTCCCCATCAGAAAAGTATGCAAATATCTCTCCGTATAATTTCGTCATCAGTTGCGCCGATCGAGTTCTCATAGAAGACAGATGCCCGTTTATTAAGCGTCGAGCATTGTACTTTGCTAACGGGCATTTTGAGCAAGGCTCCAGCATCGAGAAAATCGAGCACATCACAAACTTCATTAAAAGCCGAACCCGGTATGATATCAACTTGATACTGGAGAATATCGAGCGCACTCAAAAATCGGATCCACCTGAGCCAATCAAAGCACCCCAGCTACCCGTACAGGCTCCGATATCTCGTTATCGGCATTATAAAAGACGACTTGGTTCCTACATTCATCCGAGCAAGGCTATACGGGACATCCTGAAGCAGCTGCTGCTGGATGCCGCTCGACCTCAGTTGATGATCGCTCCACAGAGCGAACAAAAGGATCATGCCTTGTGGGATCGGTATCTAAATTGCTTTAGAAACCAAAAGATAATTCGCCATCCGGTTCAGACTTGGGCTCCCCCTATCCAACATGTCGGACGTTACACCTATGCTGCGCCCGACACACATATTCAGAGCGTAGGCACAGTGATCGGCTCTTTCTGTTCAATCGGGCAACGGGTAGTGATTGGACACGGGAACCACCCGAAAGACTTTCTGTCGTCTTCTCCATTCTTTTATTTTGACGAACTTGGCTTCAAAACGCCTGATATGCCGACCTATGATGGCTTTTGGTATATCGAGCCAATCACTATAGGCAACGACGTGTGGATCGGTGATGGCGCATGGATCAAGAACGGCGTGACGATAGGCGATGGCGCAATCATCGGCGCTCGGGCCGTAGTGACCCGTAACGTGCCGCCATACTCTATCGTAACTGGAATACCTGCGGACGTGATCGGGTATAGATTTGAAGAGAACGTGATACGTTCTCTTCTCAAAAGCCAATGGTGGAATTTACCGGAGGATTTAATTCGCCAAATCCCCTTCGATGACATTCAAAAGGCGGTAGATTTCCTAGAAAACCTTGATGCGAACGCTCCCGCCAACGAAAATAGTGAAGCAGAATTAATTCCTCACCCGCTAAATCAAGACGTACGCCGTCAGTAGGCTTCAGGAGGACGGCGAGAGCAATACAACGGCCCTCGCCTCACCAATAGAACTGCGGCAATCTAAGAACAATGCAGGAGCAGCGGAGAAAATCTTCTTTCTCGTTCGTCATTCCTTGTTTTGTTTTTTGAAGCGATGAGCTAATTCTAAGACGAGGGATGTTAGCGGCGGTTCCGAACTTGAGCAATCACAAGAATCAAGAAATTGAGGTTTTACGAGGTATAGCCGTAATTCTGGTCATGCTGGCTCACTACCCATTTCTGGCACCAGTCAAGGATGCATATTGGGTTCCCGTACTACGACAGTTCCATTTCTGGGCGGGCGTCGATATATTCTTTGCCATCTCAGGTTACGTCGTTACGCGGACGATTTTGGACTTGCGGAGCGCCTCTCCAGCTCAACAAACGGATACAATTGCTAGATTTTGGATCAGGCGATTTTTCCGATTAATACCTATGGCTTGGCTGACGCTGTTAGTCTCCGTCCTTCTAGCCGCCTTCTGGAATGACATGGGAGCTTTCAAAACCCCTGTGGGCAATTTCACGGATGCATTCTTCCAGTCATTCTATATGTCGAACTGGCGAGCCTACTGGTGCACGGTCAATCCAAGCGATTACTGCGGAGTGAATGTTCACTTTTGGTCGCTGTCGCTGGAGGAACAGTTCTACATAGCGTTGCCGCTACTGATTGTTTTCTTTCGGCGGAAATTTTGGTGGATCGCAGTGGCATTAATTATTGTTCAGTTCCCATTGGATCGACCATTGTTCTCGGTCTTTTGGGTCACGCGGCTCGACGCGCTCCTGTGGGGCGTCCTGATTGCTGTAGCTGAAAATGCAGGCGTTCTCAGCAAATTTCGCCCGACTTTCATGAAGTCCGCAACGATACGACGCGTAGTTTTGGCCTCGACCTTGTTCTTGATCTGTTGGCTGGTAGCAGGCGGGGCCAACCGTTATTCGATAGGCTTGGTGGCAGTACTCTCAGCCATTCTGGTCTGGCTCTGCTCGTATCAATCCGGGTTTTTATTTAAGAGTACGCGTACCGTTTGGCGCCCTATAGCGTGGGTAGGCGGCAGGTCTTACGGGATATACCTCCTGCATGCCTTCTGTTTCTTGACAGTGTACGAAGCTTTTTACCGTTGGTACGGGTCCAAAGATGCCCTGGGAGATGCGCAGGCCGTAGCCATTCTTGTTCTTGGTTTGGTGTTGACGCTGACAATATGCGAAATCACCTATCGAACATTCGAGAAGCCACTTACCGATTTCGGCCGCAGAAAGGCCAAGGAAATTAATCTGCCGTTCAAACGTCAGCCCACTCAAGCCCCGGCAGTTCCTTGAGAAAGTCTTCTACAGCCGGTTGGTCCCGCAAGCCCGACTGAACCTTATCAAGTTCTGAGAAAGAATACAGCCAAACGTCATCCCGCCACTTAACAAAGGCCGAAGCATCATTTGCCCATTGAGGGATGGTAGAATTTACGTAGCTCGCGAACGTAGCACCGTTTTCGTATTGCTTCTCCTTCGCCTTGCTATCGATATAACTCTGGATACCGAGACGATATTCTTCTATCGCGGGCTGCGTTGGAACTATTTCACATTCAACAACTTCTCCATCTTTCCATTTGCGCGTAGATGGTGCTTCGAGAAGTTTTCGTCGGTCATCGTCCGATATTTCAATTGCTTCTTTCGGGATGGATTGCTTGTTACTAACGAAATTACTGTCCCAAAAGCCTGAAACGAAGCCCTGTGCGTCAAAAGTTGCATAGATGGTCATGGCGCTTTTCCAATAGCTAGACTCTGCATTAGTATTGCCTGTCCCGAGAAAGGAAGGTTGCTGGAGCGGTTTTCGCAGTACACGTTGGCTTGGCTAAGACCTTGAGATGTATTCCAAATTGTCCAAACCGGCGATCCTGTGCTACTGGATGCGAGAAATGACCAGCAGAGATATTCAGTATTTCCAAAGGCAGTTGGCCATGTGACAGCGGCATACCCGCCGCTATCAGTCACATATGAACTGCGCGTAAACTGGAAAAGCCAACCGCCCGGAAGCTTGAATGTCCCGCTGACAGTTGCACCACCCATCGCTTGCCACATTGAGTAACCGTCATTTGCTGCAAGCGCCGTCCGGGCGAACGCGGTAAGGGCCGTCAGTCCAGCACCACTTGCGCCAGTAAGGTACGGGAGCCGGTCAGCGGCGGCAGTTCCACTAAGATTGAGCAGGGCGATTGCGGCGGCCGTAATATCAGATTGTGCAATATCTGCGTTGGCATCCGTTCTCAGGAGTTTGTTTGCAGCCAGTGCAACTTGCTTCAGATCGCCCGCTGCATCCGTCTGCAATATCTGCCGTGCCGCAAGCGTCAGCGCCGCCAGCTTGCCAAGGCTTCCGTTCGGGTCTGTTACCATGTCGGCCAACACATACTGACCGGCAGGACCGCCGACCGGGGCCTTCCCTTCCTCGACGCCGAGAGCCGCCAGACCAGCCAAGGTGCCATCGCCCAGAAGCTCAATGAGCGCTGCAGCCTGCGTACCCACGCGGGTGCCGTCGGCAAGCTGTCGAGCGCGATACGGACCATCAACAATGCTCGTGCCAGTCCATGGTTCGGTGAGCGTCAATTGTGTGTCGCTGTCGACACTGGCGATGACCGCCGTCAGGTTCTGGATTTGAAGCGTGTCGCCTTCCCGAAACCGCGTGACTTCGAAAAGCGTCCCGGTGCCAGTAACTGTCGCTGAGCCATTGGCAAGCGAAATCGTTCCCGACGTGTAGTCGGACAAAACAGCCATAGGTTTTTCTCCTGAGAGCTTAGAGCGTCGTGGCGCTCAAGATGTAGTAACGGACGCCGATGGGGTCTGGCAGATTGTAGAGAAAGCTGCCTGTTGAGGTGTCGATTGTCGTAGGTGCGCCAGGGCTGATGTGAATGACGATCCGGTTAGTCTCTACGACAGTCACGCATGATTGGCTCGTAGGTTGCCACGCATTGGTGTTTGGCAGGCGCACATATTGATGGAAACCCTGCGTGATCCGCTCCGGCCAGTTGCACATCACCTTAGGAAAAATGAACTGCCCCGAACCGTCGAAATTCACAATGGCAGCATGGGAGCCGTACTGGCTATCCACCACGTTTGCAGTCGAAAATGACGACGCCGGTATCCATCCCTCAAGCATGACGCGCATTGAAGGGAAGCGGGTATCCACGAGAATATCGTTACCCGTCGGGCCTGTATCGCTCGATCCGGGCCTCTTGATCTGGACGCCACCGTTATCCAGCCTGCGCAAGGTGCTGCCACCGCCGGACGAAAAACCGTCGGTGCTGGTCGCATAGACCATGTAACGGACATATACGGCATAATCGCCTTCGACACTGAAGGTTATGCCGTTCGGGTCGATCTTGTAGAAGACCTTCATCTGCCGCCCGGTCTTGTTGGCCGTTCGATCAACAGCCGGGATGGTAAAATCCAACCCCTGCAACGCCACGATTGTGTCAACGAACATTGTTTCGTGCAGAGGGAAATCTGTTGTTCGCGGCACGTAAACTGAAGTGTTTGCCGGTATAAGACCGGTTTGCCCCATCATGACGCACATATTCGGAACGCGGGTACTTGTGAATATGCACTGCCGAGCGGTAGCGGCATCGACCGTAAATCCCCGTCGCGTGAGAATTGCAACCGATGGATTGATCCGAAGCATATCCTGTCCGGCAACTGGCGTTGCATCCGGTGCGGGGATAGCGGCGTTGTTTGCGGGCAAGTCCCATTGACAGGTCAATGCCCGGTAATAGCCGCCACTGTCGGAATTGCTCAATGCGCAAATATATGGTCCCTCGTTGTTAGTGATGCGGCCCACCCAGCCAGTATAGCCAAGGTCGGGATGAATGCTTCTGAACCCTCGGATGTTGTTACCTCCCGGCCCGGTTGCGCCAGGGGTCGCGTAGCAGATGTCAGAATTATAAGCGCGAACCGTTTGAACGCGGTCCTTATTGCCTGATGGGCTATCGATGTGACCAACACGCACTCGCCCAAAGCTGTCCATCAGCTTCGCCTCATAAATCGGTACGATTGGCATATCCGGAAAGCGGGGGAATATCTCGTAAGACAGAAAGTAATCGCTGCCGCTCACTATTTGGTTTACGAACGCCCGCCTTGCCTGCGAAGCAGATGTACCTTCAATCACGTAGAGGTTGCCGTTCACGCCAGTCGATCCGGGATAAACTGCCGGATTGAACCCGGTCGAAAAATAGAACTTGTCCCAGATATAGGACAGGTTCTGTGTCTCAGAATTGAAGAAGAACCGTGAACTGCCCCCCATTTCGACCGGACAGTCGGCATAAGCAGAAAGGCTCAAGCACAGGCTTGGGTATAGGCTTATGTCTAACGAGTATCGACACGTTGAATTGCTGACGGGTGATGTTCGCCGCAGGCGGTGGACAACCGAGCAAAAGCTGACAATCATTGAGCAGAGTTTCGAACCAGGCGAGACGGTATCGTCCACCGCTCGCCGCCATGGCGTCGCGCCCAATCTGCTTTATCGGTGGCGCAGGCTCTTGAGCGAGGGAGGTGCTGCAGCTGTGGATTCTGACGAGCCGGTGGTCGGCAATTCGGAAGTGAAGAAGCTGGAAGATCGCGTCCGCGAGCTGGAGCGCATGCTCGGCCGCAAGACGATGGAGGTCGAAATCCTTCGGGAAGCCTTGTCCAAAGCAGACTCAAAAAAACGGATATCGCGGCCGATCTTGTTGCCGAAGGACGGTTCGCGATGAAGGCCGTCGCAGACACGCTGGGCGTATCCCGTTCCAACCTCAACGAGCGGCTGAAAGGCAGATCGAAGCCGCGCGGCTCCTATCACAAGGCCGAGGATGCAGAGCTTTTGCCCATCATTCGCAGGCTGGTAGATCAAAGGCCAACCTATGGCTATCGGCGGATCGCCGCGCTCCTCAATCGCGAAAGGCGAGCCGCCGATAAGCCTGTCATCAACGCCAAACGGGTCCATCGCATCATGGGCAACCACGCCATGCTGCTGGAAAAGCACACAGCCGTTCGCAAGGGCCGCCTCCACGATGGCAAGGTCATGGTCATGCGCTCCAACCTGCGCTGGTGCTCGGATGGGCTGGAGTTCACCTGCTGGAACGGCGAGGTCATCCGTCTCGCCTTCATCATCGACGCCTTCGACCGCGAGATCATTGCCTGGACGGCGGTCGCCAACGCGGGCATCTCCGGCTCAGACGTGCGCGACATGATGCTGGAGGCGGTCGAGAAACGCTTCAATGGAACCAGAGCCCCACATGCAATCGAGCATCTCTCGGACAACGGCTCTGCTTACACCGCGAGGGACACGAGGCTGTTTGCGCAAGCACTCAATCTGACACCCTGCTTCACGCCGGTCGCCAGCCCGCAGTCGAACGGCATGTCGGAGGCCTTCGTCAAAACCCTGAAGCGGGATTATATTCGCATCGCAGCACTACCGGACGCAGAAACAGCGCTCCAGTTCATCGACGGATGGATCGAGGACTATAATGAAATCCATCCACATTCCGCGCTCAAGATGGCTTCCCCTCGGCAGTTCATCAGGGCTAAATCAAACTAGCCGACCTGTCCGGTGAAATGGGGAGCACTCCAAACCGATTGTAAGCCGAATTCGCCAGTGTCAACGGATCATCAGTTTCATACTTGAGGATTTTCAGCACCGATCCGACGCCCGGTTTCCAACCCATGAAAAACAAGCCCATCAGAACACAATCCTTATGTCTGCGAAGTTGTCATAACCGCGCAAGACCATCTTCCCGTTATTGGCTTGGAGGATGTCGAACTTGAGAGTGCCCAAGCGCGCATTCTGGATGTAGACCTCGCCATTTTGGACAACGAACGGATAGGTATAGCTTCCGTCATTGTTCGGATCGGCAATGGCGAACTGATTGGCCACGACGATAAACTGACTGCCAGTTGGCGTGACGTTCACGAACCAGCCCGCTTGCTTCCAGGTATCACCAATCCCCAATCGACCAAATGCCGATATCTTTACTGAGTTTCCGCTGCTGCCAGCCTGTGCCGTCATACGCCACGCCGCATTTGCCACGGTGCCATCAACAGAAGCGTTTACTTCTGTCAAAGCGTTTGAAATGGCAGTTACATCGCCTTCGACGCCATCAACACGGGCTTGCATCAGATCAATGACGCTTGCGCCGTCGTCGGTGAACAATTGCGCATTGATTTCGGTCAACTGTTGACCGATGGCACTGTTCGGCCCGGTGGCAACAAAAATATCCTGTTTCCACTGAGCTTTTGCAGAACCAAACGTGCTTGTCAGTTGCTGGCTGAGGCGAAGAACGTTCGCGAACCCCTTGAGCGCGTCATCGGCTGTGCCGGTCGCATTCTCCTGCGCTTGCCGAATAATCTCGCGCCGGTCATCGGTCATCCAGTTGACAAGGCCCTTCACGTCGCTGTCGAGGCGACCATAATCGACCGGGCTTTCATCACCGCGAGCGTCCAGCGTAGTGAATGGAGTTGCTGCCGACCATGCCACAGCGCGCCCATTATCGACACGCAGCCGAGTACGCACAAACCAGTCTGTGAGGGATGTCAGGCCTTCAGATAGAACAACATTGGTCACTTCTGACGTGACAAACCGCGTAAACACCTGCGTTGGGTCATTGGCAGGCCAATATTCGATGTTAACGCCGATGACCGAGATATCTTCGATAGTGTCCCAGAGCAACCGAGCTGCCGGGATTTCTCCCTGTCCATCCGCAACCACCTTAAATGGAATGACAAAGAAGTTCTGCACCTCGGCCAGATATTGCGGCGGCGGAACAACGATAATGACAGGAGGGTCAGTTTCGTAAGCCGTCGGGTCAAAAACGCCGTTGCTGATCTGTTGCAGCGCAATCGAGATATCGCGGGCACCATCCGTATTGATCCCGCCAAGCTGGCGCGTCAGTACCTGGTATGTCCGGTCTCCATACTTCGCGCTGTTCCAGCGAACCCACCGGCCTTCCTTGATGGTATCGAGGAATTTCGGATGAACAACGATTTCAGCCGATGCCTGATAACGAGCGCCACGAATGGCAATATCTGCAAGCCTGTCCACCTGCCGCACATCGGTGACGGCAGCGTAAGGAATGGCACTGGCAAGCGTTTCCCGATCTTCGGCCAGCGCCCCTTCATCGATACGGGTAGCCGCGTCCTTGGTTTCGTAGAAGTCATCCGGCGAAACATAAGAGGCCGCAACGGTATTGATGAGTTCGGTACGCTTGCGCTTGGCACTGAAACGAAGCGGTGCTCCACGCTTGATATCGTCGTCGGTGATGGTTGCAACGATGGCTTGCGGAGCGCCAGCAATCGGAAACTCGCCGTCAACACGCTCCACCCACGAGCCGCACATTGCTTCAAGGATCGGCGTCAGATTTGCGTCGTGGTTCGCGCCGGGACCGTCCTTGGCAATTGCGTGTGCACGATAGCGCTTCGAACCGTCCGACATGATTTCGTCGCAGATGTTCGCAGCCCGGGTGTATTCTGCCAACGGCAGACGGCTTGCACGAACAGCCTTGCCGACCATGCGCTGAGTGCCGTTGAAAAAACCGCGTTCCAGATTGTAGATCTGCACGACCGGATTATCGGAATATTCCCACGTGCTCTGATCGTCCCAGCGATGCGCGCCTGATCCGCCCATCGTGCTGTCCTTGCGCCAGTCGTAAAGCGGCGCACCGACGACTTCGAACAGCAGCTTTGCCGGAGAGGTCAGGCCGTCGCCATTCTTGCGCAGTTCGGAAAACACGACGGCATAGGCAACGCCTGCGCCGCGATGGTTTGCAGTCCACCGGCCAGCCGGACGGGCATTGCTGATCAGCGTCGGCTCCGCCTGCTGGTCCATCGTGCCGTAGAAGAACTTGACGCGGACGTTATCGTGATCGTCGCCACTGGTTCCTTCGTTCGGCACAAGCCAGTAGCCGTTGGCGTCCTGCTGGCTCAAGATGCGCCATTGGCCATTATAGCGAACACGTGGCACCGCTGTGATGCGGAAGCTCGACAGGACGAAAACGTCCTGTATCAGACGCCCGCCAGACCCATAGCTGTTGCGGTAAATGTGATGGCCTTCAGTCGCGCAGGTACCGAGAATGACCGAGCGCGGGATATTGGCGCCATACTGGGTTTCCAGTTCGGATGCGCGGCTCTGCGTCTTGGGAGGGAACAGCGCATTGACCGCATATTTGAGTGCAATGCCAAAGGCGGTCTGCGCGATACCGGCGAGGATCGGGCTTGCAGCAGCCCATGCGGCCACGCTCGATACAAGACCGCCAATCGCGGTGAAGATAGGCGCTAAAAATGGCATGCGACAGCCTCATGCAGGCGCAACAAAAAAGGCCCGCTGCTGGCGGACCTTCAAAGGCGCAAATTGTCGAAGTGGTTACAGGCCGACCTTGTAGGCCTGCTCGATGTCGGTCACGGACAAGAACGCGAGCCCATGCGGCTGTTTCACTGCGAAGCCAGAGCCGCAAATGAACCCGGCCACGTATTCGTCATTGATGCGGATAACGCCCACATCACCCCGGCGGGCAGAAAGCCGATTGACCGGCTCAAGCTGGAGATAGGTTTCGAATACGTCCTTGACGTTCTCGCAGCCGTTGGCGCGCATCTTGCGGGCTGCCCCAGCTTCCGTCTTGTACTTGCCGCGGAACTCTTCAAGCGGGTCTTCGCCGGTTACGGCCTTGATGGCATCGGCGGCAGTCATGAGGCAGTCCGAAACGCCCCATTCCGGCGCGATCGAGACATGAGCCGTCGCGAGGTCTTCCAACGCCCGATCCCAACCGGGAACCCTAACCGAATTTGATTTTGAAGAACTCATTCTTTATCCTCGCGGCGTATTCGAAAAGCATGTCACCGGGCGACACAAGCTGCTGGTCCTCATGCGAGGCGTAGCGGTAGCCCTCGCGGAAGTTGTCGACCGCGCCCGTTTCAATGTGGCCTTCTAACCAGACCTCATCGCTTTCTTCGCGGTGGTCGATGTAATCGACATAGCCGTACCAGGTCGGTTCGGCATGAAGGAAAGCGTTGTTGTCCGGGTCGAAATAGAAGTCGTAGAACGTGACAGGTCGATTTTTATAATCTTCTTGCTCGATCAATCCGAGTTTATCCGGCGTCAGGCCGAAGTCGGCGGCAGCGGGCAAGCGCATGGTTACTGGTTGGGCCGCTGTGCCAAGCGCGTACATTGGTTCGTCAATATCGATGATGGTGTTACCGTGATAGGTCAGGCCACCATAATCGACGCTTCCCTTGCCTGAGAAAAAACCATAGGTGCCGGTGCCGAACTCGAACTTTACGGCAGATGCGATCTTGCCCCTGCCCTCGTTGAGCAGTTGCTGTAGACGTGCAGGAAAGGCCATGAGTTACCGCCAAGCCATTGAAAGGGTGGATTCAACCGCGCCCAGCTGATATCTGGCCGGCATGATTAGAAGCGTTTGCATGTTGATTGTCGGTTTGGGCGCCTTGATCCAAGGCGTTCTTCGCCTTGGAAATCCTGCCCAGGCAGTAGAAAGAACGGGCTGGTTGTATCAGCAGTTCGGTGACCAAGGCGTAGCTATCGGCATGATAGTCCTCGGCGCCGTCGCGTTGGTCATCGGGGCCATTATGTTCAACAACACATGGATTCGCGCTATTCGTGCGCGACGACAGCGGTAGCCATGGCTACCTCGGCACCTCAATGAGCTGAAAAGACGCATCGGGAAACTTGCCTTCGCCAATTTCCCATGTCCGCGGCATGAGCCGCATATTCATAACGGGGTCTTTGAACCTGACAGTGGCACCGACAGTGATGTAGGACGGCAGAAAGGGCTCAACCTTCACCTGCACGCTCGTGCTGGCCGCTTTGGCGTCGGCAACGATGCGGGCGATAAAGTTGTAGTCGCCGATCGTGAAGCCCACCAAGTCGCCGCTCGTCAGATTCAGCCCCACTGCGACCCCGTTTAATGTAAGTGTATTGCCGTTGATCGCGCCCAAGGTTGCCGTACCGCCAATCGCCGGATTGTTCGCGTCGCCCCAATAGGCTTGCGGAATGCAAACATGCTTCGGCGTATAATGCACCGTAACCTGCCCGCCGCGGCACCGATCGATGAAGGCCTCGAGCCTCTGGCGATGCGCGTTCGTCATCGCTTTTATTTTCGCCGTCCACGTCCAGAACGGATCGCCGTTCTCAATCGCTGAAATGGCCCGATCCCTGTACTGAGACATGGAAACCGGGCGATTCAGGACCGGGAAAGTCGGCTGATATCGAAGGCCAGTCGGAAGAAGTTCAGCCATTACTTTGCCAGTCCTCTTGAATTCACCTGCCTCAGATCGCGCGCTGTCCGAACAGCTCCAGACTTGTCGTAGGAAGCCAGTCCCTGCTTGACGTTGCGCTGTGAGATGCGTTCGACCTCGGCCTGCCAGTTGCCGTCACGATCCACAAAGACACGAACGTCGGCGATGCCGGATTGCGCTTGCTGCGTCGCAGCAGATGAGCGCAGAATCGGCATGGATGGCGCGCGCAAAGGCGAGCCGCCGTCCTTTAGTCCGATAACACGCCCGCTGTTGATGGCTTCCAGCAAAGCACGGTTGCGCTTCGTAGCTGCCGCGTTGACGACGAATTCCTCATCGCTCAGCATCGCCGGGATTTTGTCGCCACGCGGCCCGCCAGGACCACGAACAATGCCACCGCCAGCACGCTTTACCGGTCCACCGTTTTTACGGAAGATGCCGCCCAGAGCGCCGAACAGATTGAAGCCGCCCTTGTCGGTATCGAAGATGTTCGCAAGGCCGATTTCAATCAGTTTATCGGCAATCCTCCCGAGTGCGTTGGCAAAGGTTTCCGCTGCGCTGGCGCCGTTGATAAAATCGTTAGCAATCCCGCCGACCAGATCCTTTTGGAATGCCGCCATATCTTCAGCGGTTTCCCGAATGCGGTTTTGCGCCTCGGCAAGCTTGTTAGCCTCTGCGCTGGCAAGGGCCCACTGATCTGCTGTGGCGGCAATTTGTGCTCGCAGTTCCGGAGTGAGTGCAACACCGGCCTTTTGCGCCGCATTGAGCAGTTCCTGCTCAGTACGCGCCTTCTCCATGGCATAGCCATAGTCGTTGATCAGCGGGTTGATCTGGCGCTGTGCTTCGGTCTCTGCGACAAGGGCGGCTGTGCGGTCGGTGATACGTTGAACGTTATCGTCAAAGCGCTCAGCAGGGGTTTTCTTCGTTCGACCCTTCTTCTTGTCGTCCGGAGTTACCGGGATGCCGCCGCCGTAGCCCGATGGGGTTGAGGCGAGGATTTGCTGAGCCTTTTTCTGCTGGTCCTCTAACTTGCCAACAGCCAACCCGAGGGCGTCTGCGTTTGCCAGTGCCTGATCGGCGGCATATTCCAGCGGTTCAAACTTGAGCCCGGTTAACTTCCGAAACCCCTGAGCTCGCGCATTAGCCGCCGAGAAGTCCGCATCAGCCTGTGCGTAAGCCGCTTTGGCGGCCTCGAGCTGCAGACTGATCTGCTTGACCAGTTCAGTCTGATACTGACGAGAAGCAGAAGCAGCGCTCTCTAGCGCAACCTTGTTTCCGTCAACGGCTTCGCTGAATGATTTAGCCGCATGGTCGCCCGACGACATATTGTTGTAGAGCAGGTAAACCGCCCCAGCAGCTGCACCTGCAAGAAGGCCAATCGGCCCCAGAGAAGCACTAAATGCAGCAACAACACTGGTTCCGGTGCGCAGTGCGGTCAGAAAAGAACCCAATGCGACGACAGCCTGACCAATCCCAACTACGACGCCAGCAATCGCCCGTCCAGTGAAGGCGGTAATCAGTACTGTTGCAAACGCTGCGACGACGCCGGCAATTTCCTTGAAATTGTCGGCCACGTACTGCAGCGCCTGAACCAACTGCGCACTAGCGCCAGCCGACTTGTCAGCGTTTCCAATGTAGGCCGTGAATTCATTGTTCAGCTGTGTGAATGCGTCAGCAATCGTTGCGTTAGTCGCTTTGAATTGCGCTTCAATGGGTTTCTGAGCATTCAGGATAGCCTTGAAAACACGATCGGACGTCAGCTTCCCATCGGCGCCAAGCTGCTTCAAACCTGCGATCGTCGTCTTAAACTCGTCCGCAATCGCCTTCGCGATGACTGGCGCGTTTTCACGCAGGGATCGCAGTTCGTCACCTTGCAGCACACCCGATCCAAGCGCCTGACCAAGCTGGAGGATGCCAGCAGCTTGTTCCTGTGCCGATGCCCCGCCTGCGTTAAAGGCTTTCGAGACAAGCGACGTCGCCAAAGCAATCTCGTCTTCAGACTTGGCTACTGCGGAGGCCGATCTGATCAGCCGAGCATACAGGTCAGTATAGGCTTCAAGACTTGTTCGGGCTTCGTTAGCCCCGTCCTTCAATTCATTCAGCGAGCGAGCGCCAACACCAGCAGCCGTCGCTGACGAACGAATGAGGTTCCCAGCCTGGGTCCAAGCATCCGCATACTGCATCAACTCGCGCGTCCCCAAAGCGGCAGAAATGCCGGTCAAAGGGGCCGCGAGGTCTCGCATTGTGCCCTTGCCGATATTGCCAAGCGCCGCATTTATGCGCTGCACACTGGCATCTGCGGACTTCTCCATCTGGCGCATCTGCCGCGTGAACTGCCCGCGCTGGCGATTGATGGCGTTTTCCAAGCGCTTGAAATCGGCTGAAAATTGGACGACAAGAGATTCAAGGTTGGTTGCCATGGCAGGGAGGCTCCATGAGAGTATGTTTTTTGGTGATTGCTGCCGCCGTCATGGCAATTCCCGCGCAGGCTAATGAGCAGAACGATGCGTCCGCGCGGGCCGCTCTGGAGTGCTGGAACCCGCCTGCTTCTTTGAAATTGGCAAGCAAGATTGTTCTCTCTGTCGAACTGGATAAAGATGGGGATTTGTCGGATGTGACTGCCAAAGAGTTCCCGAAAGACGGGATTGGAAAGGCTGGCGTGGAATCGCTCAGCCGGGCCTTGCAACGATGTGCGCCTTACAAATTTCCGGGCGGCACATATACTTTGACCATCGATCCGAAGGCCAAAGGCGCAAAGTCGCTGAATCCGTTTAAGTAGATTTGCGGCGTCACTTTACCAATCATGCCGACACGAGCCATACTCCTTTGCGAGGAGGAAGATCTATGAAAGCGATAACTACAGTTTGCGTAGCAATGTTGGCTTTGTCCGGTTGCGCCAGCAATCAGGCATCGGACACGGCGAACAAAGAACTAAGATGCCAACAACTGCTTAGCCGGGCCAACTATGCTGGAATACTGGAAGCTGAACGCGCTCAGGCGCAGGCTGAAGCGACACAGTTGGGTTGCTACTAGAAAGCAACCCTACCCCTCGCTCACCCACTCCCAAAGCTCGTCTTTTTCCTTCTGGCTCAAACCGCCATCGTCGGTCGAGTTAGCTTTGACGTAGCCGTCAACGGCAGCCATGAACTGCCACATGGACATTCGTCTTACTTCTTGCGGCGTGAATCCGAGCGCCGCCCCGTTGCCGTAGACCGCGGCAAATCTGACTTTTCCGTTGGGGAGACTGTCAAGTTGCTCTCCGTCTGATTTGCCGCCGCTTGCTGCCCCACCGGCTCTTCCGGTACGCCTTGAATGCCAGCCTGCAGGATGATGGTGGCGAAGACGATATTCTCGGCAGGTGGGCGCTTTTCGATGTAGGTTCGCACGAGTTTCGTGGCGGCCGTCGGTTCCAAGCCCCCACCAATCAGTCCCTGCCGGATAACATGAACAATATCGCCGACGCGGCACTGTTTGGTGAATAACCGCTCCAGAATGACCCAGGGGCCGGCGTCGCAAGCCTCCTGCAAGGCTTCCAATTCACCCCAACCGAGGCGGAAGGTATAAGTACCATCCGCCCAGTCGAGTTCGACTTTCGCGTCCCTGCTCATTACGGGGCCGTCGGAGCAGAGGTGCGGACCATCTCGCCGTCGGATTGCAGCGACACATTGAGTGTAGCCCGCTCGCCGTTGTTGGCGCCGATTTCGAGGCTCTCAGCGTGCATTTTGCCAGTATAGGTGTAGGTCGTGGCAGGAAACTCGATTTCAACCTGTACCGGGATGGAGTCGATGCTCTCACCTGCATCCAGCCAATCCTCAACGGATTCTGAAGCTAGCACGCCTTCGCCGCTAATGCTCATTGAGAGCGATGCGGCGTCACGACCGATCCAGTCGACCTTGTCAGGATTTTCACAATCCGGGATCGAGACTTCATTGAGGTTCTTGGTTAGCGTAATCGATCGCTGGGTAAAGCCACATGGTGCTTTATACACGATCGGCGTTGCGTCATTGCCGATCTTAACGCGGACCTTGCCGCCTTTGATCGTCGTAGCTTGAGCCATTGCGGCCTCCATACGAAAAAGACCACCCAGAGGGCGGTCTATAGATAGATTTTTGGGGTGGTCGGCGTGGAGGCCCTAGGGCTGCTCGATGATCGCCGTGTAACGGATCGACGCATGATTGATCGCGCCGTCCTGTATGTAGTCAGTTCGCCAGTAGTCGAATGTCACGAGGGCATTAGATGCCAAAGCAGGCTCCCACCCTCGTGTTGCGAGACGCACTGCGTTTGCGATGTCGCGCATCTGCTTTTTGGCTGGCTCAATCGACCAGACATCCAGTTGGAAAATGATATCGTCAGCGAAAATGCAGTCGACGTTTGCCTGTTGAGCGCTCGACGCGCCGACGCTGACATACGGAAAAATCGAGGGTGAGACTTGCCCTTGGTCATTCGTCGGCGGGTTATCGTAGCTGCGCTGACCAATCAGCGAGACAAGCGCGGGAAAGCTGCGCAATCGCTGAATAATTGCGCCCTGAAGTTCTAAAACCGGGTCCATTAGCGATCCGCCGCTATCTGTTTGGCTGCCTTGGTGATTGCGCGCGACACTCGGGCCCGTGCACTTCGCCGCTTAGCTCGCCATGAAACGTAAAAGAAGGGCTGCGCCTTGGCACCCGGGTTGAATGTTCCGGGGAACATGCCGCCGTTGACGTGCGGCGCGCTGCCGAACTCTACCAGATGTGCGTAACGCACCTTGGAATTGCCGGCGTAAATCGTAATTGTCAGCTTGCCGTCATTCGACTTAACGGTGCCGATGCGCTGGCTGTATTTGGGGGCGGTGCCCCACGTCCAACCGATGCTTTCCATCAGTTCGCCATCATCGACGGGAACAAGGTTTTGCATCATGTTGACGATGTCCTGCGCGCCTTGCTCCATAGCGGCTTTGACAAGTGTTTCAGCAACTTCCGGGAATTTTTTGAGCTTTATCTGCAGGCGATCCAGACCTTTTACCTTAACCACCATCAGGTTTCCTCGCCTGCAACAACGAGCATTTCCAAACAGGCATTGCGCTCGTCCGGATTGACGACAGTCTTTATCCCAAACACGCGGTTTGGCTTGCCCCCAGTCTTACCTGCCCGAGCGTCGTAGGCCCGCCACGATGCCGTTATTTGCCTTGCCGCGCTGCTGCCACGGATGGTCAGATTGTACGGCTGCATGGACTGCATTCGCGCAGCCATGACGCTTTCAACGTTGCTGCCGTATCGTGGTTCCAGCCTTCCCGGTACGGTGAACTGGTCAACCCACTCGCCGCGTGTACCGCCCCATTCATCGCTTATCTGTTCGCGACGCTGAAACGTCAAACGGCAGTTCAGGCTGCCGGCACCTGCGCGCTTCGCCATGCTTCGGCCTCGTCTTTCGTAGGGGTTGGAAGTCGCTCGGCTTTGCCAGCGGCAACAGCGCGATTAGCGCAAGGTGTGGTCACTAGTCCGACGTAGCCCGCCGGGTAGCGGATCGTTACCGCAGGCTTGGGACTGAAATCATATGTCGCAATAAATCGGAGCCAAGGCATTGATCACTCCGTAAGAAAAGGGCGCCGTAGCGCCCTAAAATCAGTACCCTCTTCTGATGTAATACCCACCGCGATAGTGGTGACGATGGTGATTACGCCAGCCGTCATGTCGGTAATAGCGGTGTGAATGCCACCGTGGCCCACGGTAATGGCGGTGGTGCGAGCGCCAATGATGGCGCTTATAGTAATGCCGCTTCTTCCAGTGTTTCCGCGAATGATGTCCACGATGATCCCGGACCTGCTCAACATTGGAGCTAATGTCCGGCTTTGCAACGTTGATTGTTGGTGCAGCTTGCGCAGCACCTGCCCCGATCAGCAGCCCGACGCCCAGAACCCCAGCAATAAGTCCCTTAACAAGCTTCATTCTGCATACTCCTTTCAAGACGCATCTTGAAGAATTATGCATGAACTTGCGATGAACGGCACTACACCCTCAACAGCCTGTACGGATCAAGCAGCCAGCGCGCCGACCGGTTTTCGAACAGCTCGGCAGTCGATTGTCGCTCGCGGTTTTCGTAAAGATCGCCAGCAATAAGCAGCACGGCCGCATCCACTTCGGCTTCAGCACCTGTCGGCACCGTGTCGCGGTTCATATATCGCAGAGCCGACCCTTGAGCGGCGGACAAATAACCTTCAAGCTCTGCGTCCTCATCATCGAATTGAATTCGAAGATGTCGCTTTAACCGATCAAGATCCACCGCCACGATCGAAACCCTTCCGCTTGGCAGGCTCATCTGCGACACAGCCCAGCGCTCGCGCCACCTCGGCCATGCGACCAGTCACAGTATCGCCGACATCAAACTGGCGCGGATAAACCTCACCTTCAGGCACCGCCCTGAATGCCTTTGAAACACGAACTTCCATCAGCGCCTCCTATATGAAGGGGCGCCCGAAGGCGCCCCGTTACTATTCAGATTAAGGTGTCGGAGCCGTTGCGATCTTATGGTAACGCAGGGCCGTCGGATCAGTCACGCCGCCGCCAACGCGCTTCGTGGTGTAGAACTGCACGAAAGGCTTGTTGGTGTACGGATCGCGAAGGATGCGAATACCCATGCGGTCAACCACCAGATAGCCGCGCTGGAAATCACCGAAGACAACCGGGATGGCGTCAGCGGCGATGTCCGGCATTGCAGCAAGCTCGCTGACCGGGAAGCCAAGGACCGTTGCTGGCTGGCCCAGAACCAGACCCGGCTGCCAGATGTAATTGCCCTGACCGTCCTTCAGCTTACGGATAGCGCCCTGCGTTTTGCGGTTCATTGCAAAACGCGCATTCGGGGTGCGCTCGCTAGGCAGGTCATAGACCAGATCAATAAGGCCATCGGTCGTGAGACCAGCTGCGTCACCGCTATTCACCGTCGGGATTGCGCCCCACGGGTGCGAATTCGCCGCCGTATAGGTCAGCAGACCCTTGGGCTTGTCGGTGCCATTTCCGGAAACGAACGCAATGCCTTCCTGATAGGCGAACTCGGTCTCGACTTCACCGGCAAGCCAGTTTTCGAGATTGATTTCGGAATCGTCCAGCAGGCGCTGCGTTGCCGCAGGATTCGCGTAGATTTCGCCGGTGTTGAACTTCACTTCGGCGAACTTTGCAGCCGGGGTTTCAGGACGCGCAGTGGTTTCACCTACCCAGCCCGAAGCCGTAGCGCGGTCGTTGTAGAGCTTGGAGAAGCCATTACCAGAAATCTGAATGACCGAAGCGATACCGCGCATCGGAGAAACGACCTTCAGCTTGTCGGTGATGGTACGGTCCCATTCGGTCGGCGCCGTATAGCCGCCATCTTCTGGAACGGCGACGCTCATCGCGGCCTGTGGGTTGGCCTGAATGAATGCGTCGATGCTTGCCTCATCGCCTTTGCGGAAGAAGCGGTCAAACGCCTTGGTGTATTCGGCGTTCTTGATGTCGCGAGCCGGGTGCGAGGCACCTGCCGTCTGCAAAGCAGCGAGCTTCTGGGCCTGCTCGTCGAGAGCCGCCTGAAGATCGCTGACAGTGGCATTGATGCGATCGACCTTTTCGGTTCGAACGACATCTTCCGTGCCTTTCTTTACGTCATTGAGCGCAGCGCTGTGTTCTGCCTTGAACGCTTCAAATGCGCGGCCCTGCTCTTCGATAAGAGCTTTAATTTCGGTAGCGTCCATTCGGACTACCTCCTGAGAATTGATAAATTGCTGGAAAGTGCCGCACGAATGGCGGCTTCGCTTGTCGTGTCCTCGCCAGCATCGCGCTTGGCGTTCTCGGCGGCATCACGCTCGCCTCGAATTTCATGGAGAAGTTGAGTACGCGAGCGCCGCGTCTCACCTGCTGCAGCTAGCGCCCGGTCAATTCGGCGCATTGCTGCGATATGTGCGGGAAGTTCAGCTTTTGCGTCTGGCTTGCCGATTCCAGCGCCCTTCTCGTCCGCAAATCCCTTTTCAATGGCCTCGTCGGCAGATAGCCAAGTGCCGTCCGACGCCTTTGACGGGCCATCCAATAGAGAAAGTACAACGTCTTGCGCCAGTCCGGTTCGGGCGGCGTAAATATCCGCCATTGAACTATCGAAGGACTGAAACAGTGTCGCAGCGTCGGTAAAATCGTGCGTATTGCCGACAGCAAGGCCCCAAGCTCGGTGGATCATCATCATCGAACCGGTCGACATGATCACCCTGTCGCCAGCCATCGCGATGATTGATGCCGCAGACGCCGCATAACCCATCACATTGACAGTGACCTTGCCGGGATGGCTTGCGAGGAGATTGTAAATCGCCAGTCCCTCGAACATGTCGCCGCCTGGCGGATTCACGTTCACGGTGACCGGGTTCTTCCCGATAGATCGAAGCGCGGCGGCGGCTCGCTTAGCCGTAAACCCGCCCCCGGTCCAATAATCTTCACCGATCACGTCAAAGATCGAAATAGTGTTCGGATCGTCTGCTTCTGCCGCTTGGGGAGCACTCTCCCACCGCTCCAAGGCGGAGAGAGGCACATCCCACTGATACGACTTCGGTCGCGCAACGGCAGCAACCGGCGTTCTGTTAAGGCTCATTGCGTGTTCCTGAAGGAGGGCGGCCAGTTTCTGGCTGCGTCATTGGGTTTTTGAGGCTGTCCGCGTCTGGATCGTCGCTCTGGCTCAAGCCCACATAATCGCGAGCTTCGTTCTGGGACATCCACGGTCTCGAGCCACCCGAACCTAAGGCTTTCGCGAGGAACTCGGCCTGATCCTTAATCGAACCGCGAAGCAATTCGCGCTCATCGAAATCAGCCTGATACGATCGACGCTCTTCTCGGGTCAGCAGGCACCGAGAAACCGCCTGTTCCCAAGCGGTGAACCACGGCGCCAGTCCATAACGGACGAAAAGCTGGCCAAGGGTTTCGATACCGCTGCCCCAGGACGTGTCGTCCATCATCAACAGAGGTCGCGGCACACCAAAAGCACGTGCAACTTCCTCAATTTGATGATTTCTTGTCTCGATCTGCTGGCTATCTCTTGCCGTCTGAGAGAACGGCTCTGCCTTCATGCCTTCTTCAAGAATCAGCCACTTGTGGGCGTTTTCCGCGCCAGAGAACTTTTCCTTGAGACTGGTGTCGAGGTTTTCGAACTCCGGGTCACCGAGTTTACCTGGGTGCGTGAGCGCGCCGCCGACCATCGTACCGTTCTTAAATAGGCGAGCCGCGGCTTTTTCGGTCTGCATGGCAAGGCCAATGGCTTCTTTTGCCTGCTGAACACGGGAAAGGCCGATGACGCCATCGTCCGTCATATCGCGGAGATGGAAAACCTCCGACTGGGGCAGCTGGACATATCGACCACCCTTCAAGACGACTTTGTAGATGACGGTCAGGTCGTCTTTCTGCTCGACGGTGACATTGGTTGGGTGCAGGGGCTGCAAAGCCACCACACGTTTGCCGTTTCGAACAATACGGGCATACGCATTGCCGTAGGTCAGCGCATGTGATTGCAGCTGCCGGCGGAATTCATACGCCGTCTGCCAGTTATTCGGCTGCGTAAGAAGAACATCAAACAGAGAATGATCATCAGCTGGGTGAAGTCGCCCCTTCCCGTCCTTGTGCATTAGGTAAAATGGCAACATTCCGATGCTGCCTGAGATGAGGTCGACACAGCGAAAAACCGTTGTGTTGAAAAGGGCAGCCTTTGGCGTCACCGCCATGCCGCTCGCAGTTTCTGCGCCGCCGCCAAGAAAGGCGGCCAGCCTTGGATCATTCAAGCCGTCGAAATATTGCCAGTCAGCTCGCGGCGCTCGTTTCGGCGCGACCGAAGGCGCTGCCTCCGGTTTGGACCGGAACAGGTCTAAAATACCCATATCTTTCCTTGTTCCGATTAGCCGGCCATTCGGATGCCGCGTTTCTTGTAGACGGATTCTTTCGGCATAACCGCGCCGTCCATCGCTACACCAACCGCCATTGCCAAAGCGACAGCAGCGTCGATGCGCACTGACGCCTTCGTCTTCACGAACCATCGGTTGTCTTGCGGGTCATGATCGAAGGTGGCGCCCATCAGGGCGGTCATAAGTACCGGATTGCGCCGCGTGCGAATGCGACCGTCGATAATCATGTCTTCGAGCGCCAGAACCGAGCCCGGCATCCACAAGCCTTGAGGCGGCGGTAAGCCAGCAGCTTTCGCCGCTTCTACCTTTGCTGGCTCGGGACGTGCCCGAACCTTACCGCCCTGCGGGTGTGCGACATGTTCAATGTCCAACCCGAGCGCTTCGACTTCCTCGTGGAACTTGTCGTAGGCATATCGGTCGTAGGCGATGGCCTTGATATCGAAGGCGTGATCGATTTGCTGCACCCGCGAAGCCACGAAGTCATATCGAATTCGCTTGCCTGGCGGGGCATTCAACCAGCCCTGCTTTACCCAAAGCGCATATGGCGCCTTGTCAGCCTGTTCTCGCGCTTCCAGCGTATCAGCTGGCGTCCAAGCCTCAACCCACGCATCAAACGTCGGCAGATTGACGGTAGACCCATCCTCGCGCTCCATTTCCTTGAAGCCAGTCGGCACCACACACGCAAGCACGGTCATGTCCTTGCTACCGGACAGGTCGACGCCCATGAAAACCGGTTTGTCAGCGTGTTCGACTTCAGGATCGAAATCGTCCATTACGCTTTCGACGGTCTCGCGCGGCATCCATGCCTTGTCGGCATCGGTCCAGCAGCAGAAGTGCAGCCGAAGAATGCCGTTCAGCTTGCCCGGCATTTGGTTTGCCTGCGCGACAACACCGGCCAGATATTCCTTCGTCAGGATAACGCCCAGAAGCGGGTTAGCCTTCTTCCAGCAGGTTTCGTCCTTGAGCGGATCGTCGCCCTTGTCCAGCGCGCAGACATAGGAAAATGTCGTGTCGTCGATCACCTCGCCGACATAGGTAAAATCCTCATCCGGCGTCTGCGTCCCTGCTGCAACCTTGACGGCATGCTCGTGCTCTTCCCAGCAAATGCTGTTTCGGTCGCTGCCCGAGTTCGTAATCATCAACAGCAGAGGCTGGCGACGAAACTTGAAACCGCGCTCAAGCATTTCCATCGTCGAGCGGTCTGGGTGTTCGTGGACTTCGTCGCAAAGCGCGAAGTGCGGTCGCGGACCAGAGCCAGACTTGCCGGAATCCTTCGAGATCGGACGAAAAAACGATTGCGACTTGTGATGCGCGATATTGAACTCGCGCCCGATACCGCCGCTGAATTTCAACCGCTCGACCAATGCAGGAGCAGCGCGCACCATTTTCACGGCATCCTGAAAAAGAATTCCAGCCTGTTCTTTCTTGGCAGCAGCGGCATAGATCTGCGCGCCGGCTTCCTTGTCGGCAATCAGTCCGTATAGACCGACACCGCCAGCAAACGGCGATTTGCCGTTGCCCTTGCCTTCCTCGATATAGGCGCGCCGAAAGCGGCGCGAACCGTCAGCACGTTTCCAGCCGAACAGCGAACCCAGCTTGAACGCCTGTGAGGCATGCAATTTGAATGGCTTGCCTTCGAACTGGCCTTCAGAAAGCTTGAGCCGACCTTCAAAGAACCTAAACACGCGATCGGCGGCGTCGTCATCCCAATACAGGCCGCGCTCGTGACCGTGTTCGAGATCGTCGAAATGGCGGCGGCAGGCATTACGAACGTGAGGGCCAGCAACTTCACTGCCATCAATGACAGCTTGCGCATAAGCGCTCACACGCTCAAGCGCAGGCATATCAGTCAAGCAGATCATCCTTCTCTTCGCCCTCGTCAGGTGTCGCGACCTTGGAGGCGTCAGCAGGTGTCGCACCCATCTGGCCCAGCATCTGGCGAAGCAGGTTCATTGCCTGCACACCAACTTCCTGCCCAGCCATGATGCGGCCCTGAATAGTCGAGGCCATTCCGACCAGTGTTCGATGCGATTCATTCAGCCACGGCAGCTCTTTGGCGAAAAGCTTCCAGGCTGACTTCGCTTTGATCTCAGCGCTATCCTTCAACCAAACGGGAGGAGCCCCAAGAGGGCCGTTTGCGGCCGGTTCGGCGCGGTTATTGTACCGACCGGCATTGATTTTGTCGCGACCCTCGACCTTTGCTTTGCCGAGGGGATTTCTCGGCTTTGCCATGGAATGAAATCCTTATGGGGTCATGTTTTGAATTGCAGATGCGTGCGCTGTCGGTCCCCGCTGGTCCTGTGACTGCGGACTTGGGCGCTTTTTGATCCCCCCGTCTATGCCGGGATACCTTCGGGGATATAGTGAACTGTCGTTCCGTCCATAACTGATATGGCGCTCTGAAGGGTTTCTATCGTTTTTGCTTCCTTCAAATACCTGACAGGCAGCTTCACATGCCCGCACCCAGGCAAAACCGGCAGATAAACGATAGTTTCCAAGTCATTATGGAAGAGAGCCAGTATATCGGCATCACGCCGATCAAGCTCACGCTTCCGGCTAGCGTTACCGCCGCGTCGGTCCACGGATATCCTGCATCTCCATTCAGCGCGTTGGCGCCTAATGATAGATGATGATTTAACCTGAATTCGATACGTCTTGTGGCCTGCTATCATAAGGACGTCGAACCCAGACGTATCTGAATGAATAGCGTGGTATCCATTCTTGGTGATATCAGCGCAAACCAGAAACTCTGCATACCTACCAAGCCTCGAATAATCAGGGCGGTTATCGTTGTCCGCTAATGGGGCGGAGATGCAATTTCCAAATAGATCCAAGGTCTCGACTCCTTGCCGACCTCATATGAAAGAGGCGGGGAGCCGAAGCTCACCCGCCTGAACCATGCAAGAGGTCGAGAATTGCATGGTTATGCTATCGGCCACCCGTCCGGTCCGAACCGAATGACATCTTGGCCGAGCTCTTCACGCTGCTTGACGCGGTCATGGCAGGGAGCGCAGAGGCTTTGAAGGTTATCGGGATCAAAGAACAGCGTTTCGTCGCCCCTATGTGGCCGGACGTGGTCACATACCGTGGCAGGCGTGACATCCTCTTGCTGCAGGCAGTAGACGCACAATGGATGCGCGGTCAGTTGCCGCTCACGTAAGCGTTGCCAGCGGGATGTCTTGTAGAGCTTGCGGTAAGATGCGGCTTCAGTGCTGCGCTGATCACGTCTGGTCATGCTTACCTTCGCACAGCTGATTAAGAGTCAGCTGCTCTTTAATTGGTTGCGGGCATCGGGATCGAACCGATCATATCCGGCTTATGAGACCGGCGAGCACACCAGCGCTCTTGCCCGCTGAAATTGAATGGAACAATTAATCGATGACGCCCGTTCTCTCCTCGTAATCGAAAAGGAGAATGAAATGGCACAGACCACCGAAGGCATGGTTTCCGAACAAATCGACGCACTGCGCAAGGAAATCAGCAGCCTATCGTCCCGATTGTCAGATCATCTCGGGAATCTATCCGGCGCAACCGACGACGCCCTTGCGTCCACGAAGGACGCGGTGAATGTGCTCGCCGAAGGGGCACGTGAACATGGCCAGCGTGCTGTGCAATACGCACGACAAAATCCCGGAACCGCATCGGCGTGGGCATCCGTCGGTCTGGTGGCCTTGGTTGCATGCATGCTCATGAAGGGCCGCGGCAGTCGTTACCGGTAGATTCCGTTGAGCCAGCCAGTTGAAACAGACTATCGCGGACCTGGCCGCCAGTCGGTATCAATCCTTCCTTCCTCAGCTTTATGAAAATACTGGGAGCAGACCAACCAACCTTTAATTGGTCTCAACAACAGAACACATGCAATCACGATTATCGGCAGGGTCGTGATTGCATGAACCCAGATCGGTGGATCAAAAACTGATTGCAACCAGATACCGAATAGCAGCGCAGGCACCGCGGCGATCGACATCGAAAAGAATGCGGGGCCGTCAGCGGGATCGGCGAACGAATAGTCCAGACCGCAAACCTCACACTGCTTGGCTAGTGCTAGATAGCCTTTGAACAGGTGTCCTTGTTGGCACCTCGGGCATAGCCCTCGGACACCGGTACGAAACGGACTCTTCGTTGCGGAATACGTCATGTCTGGCTCCTCAAACTATCAATTAGGAGAGCCCAACAATCAATCAAGCCAATCGTGCCGGCGGGGAGCCTACCGCAATAGGCTCAACCCGCCGAACCAGCAGCCGGAGGAGAAACGACGCTGGATGAATGCAGCAAACGAACGACCCTGCAGTGGCCTTTTCAGCATCCGGGTGCCCATGGTTATCCCGACCACGATGTGACGGTCACCGTTCCTGCGCATAATACAGGCGGGTCGCGTTCATCCGTATGATGATGCTGCGTTTGCTGTTGAAATGGCAAGGAACGGCCACGAACGAACCGCAACCTTCTCAGCTATGCTGCCTTGCCGATAGTTACGCCCGGCTCACATCGTGGCCGAGCGTCTGTCGCTGGCATCAGCCTGTGCGCACAGAACTTGGAATAATGTGGAAGATTGCCTTCCCACTATTACCAAGCTTTGGGACATTCAGCGCATGCGTCAGGCCGCTATGTCTTTCCGCCGTAAATCTCCCAAGATGTCTCGTAATGTGATAAGTGCTGTATGGACAAGAGCTCGTCCCGCCCCTTGCGCGCCGCTTCGGTTAGATACACCTACGGTTGCCCCAACTTCTGCTAGCGTCTTCCCATCGATGCAAGCTAACTCAAAGGGCTCGCAAAGGTAACCCAATGCAGATTGCAATCGGGGCAACTTCTGCTTCGCATCAATCATCTCATTCACAGATACATCGCCTCGCCACGGCTTAGGAATGCTTGTATACCCGCTTTCTGACTTATCGGATGAAAGCTGTGTCTCTGCGTCGGTGATTGATTTTCGCTGCGCCGGGATGTCAACACTTGCGGCGGTGGATTGACGAACATGTTTGTACGCAATGCTGCCGTTTGACTTCACATGGATATGGCGATCCAGTGCCATGCCATCTCCTAGGGAAACTGCCGACCCTCCTAGAAGAGCGTTACTCTTAGCTGCAGTGTGTATGCGTCGGTACATCATCGCATATTTCAAAAGCTCGGTATTACCCTCTTTGACCAGCGCCACGGCCAAGGGCCATGCGATATTATCGTTTGCAGCGCGACCATCCCAATCGTTCCCGATTGACTGGCGCCGTTCGATGCGACGGCGCATCTTGGCAATTGCCTTCACTTCTCGGGCGCGCTCGAGACGCAGTCGCTCTCTCGTGGCTTCTCGCTGCTCTGGGCTGCGCTCGGGCAATGTCCATCCATGGATTGCACTAGTTGCGATAGTCGGCTTGGAATTGAGATGTGACATAATTACTCCTCGTGTTTTGGTTTGGTTGGTTAGGCGGCCTTGGTGGTGTGCGTCTCTGCCAGCCACTCCAGAACCGCCGTAACGGCCTGCTCAGCGGCTTCTGTCGTTGTGGTGGCCCGAATGACCAGAACCGTGTAGCCCAGCCGCTGTAGGGCAGCGTGGCGGTCTTTCTGGGCCGGCGACAGTCTTCCCTGCCCGACCTTGTTCTCGATCATCAGCAGACGCCCGTATTCGCCATAGATGCGAAGGTCAGGTTCGCCGCTGGCCATTCCTGTTGCGATTGCCTGGGCCTGGGCTCTTGGCCCACGCTTGCTGGCGTTCATGTCACCCGCCAGCAGGAACTGGCGTTGGTACTGTGGCAGGCGGCGCAGGCTGGCTACTTGTGCCGCCTGTAATTCCCATTCGAGCGGCAAGGCGGGCTTGGTAGTAACGCGGCCATTGCGGGTGGTAATCTTGACACGGGCGCCGTTGATGCGGACGGTTTGCGTTTTGGTGGCGGTCGTGGTCGTAGATGAAGGCGCGCGCGTGCGGTTGCGTGCCATGTGAGCTCCTCGTGTTTATTGCGGTATGCCGTTGGTAGCGGCGTGAATCGGATGGTAGTCCGATATAAAGATGGAATGAGTCTCGAACGAATGTGTCAAGCAGAAACTGGTAGAGACGATGCGAGTGTGCAGCGCCTCAATAAATGTGGTGTTAATGGCCGACGCAGCGTGGCGAAAATTTTGCGCCCGACCTCAAATCAGGTTGTATTCTGGAATTGGCAAAAATCAGGAAAAGTGCGCACTTCTCAAAACTCGAGAACTGCGCGCCGCGCGCTTTGTGCGTAAGTTTCTATATAAGAACACTTACGCACCAAAAGCAGCGTGCATTTGCGAACTTCTTTTAGGTCTTTTCGAGAAGTGCGCACAAAGAAGTGCGCAGTATCAGAAGTTGTATTTTGATTATGACATCGGGTTGTATTGGGCGGCTGGGCAAGGTACTTTTGGCAGCAGCGGTACTTGCCTGAATCTGAGATTCCCGGCTATATCCCCCGCTTTCAAATAGCAGAGCGTTAAGTGGCACTGTGACTCGTATTAATTGCGTAGACCCGTCAGAATTAACCGGCCCCCATCTTATAGCTGAGTATAGGGAATTGCCGCGTGTTTTCGCTTTAGTACGCTCAGCGATAGAGCGAGGAGAAGCACCCACCGATGCCCGCAACCCATCCGTTTATACCTTGGGTAAGGGGCACGTTCGCTTTTTCTATCCCCGGCTTGGCTACCTCGCCAAAAGACAGGCAGCGATTATCGACGAAATGCTCGCGCGTGGATATTCCCCGCAGTTTACCAACATCGATCAACTGCTAGACGGCTTCCCCGATGTATGGTGCAATGATTGGGAGCCGACCGAAGATGCCGTAGCTATTAATCGCGCCAGAATCTCCGAGCGCCTGGCGAAGCGCCCCTGACCGTCGAGCCGAACCGCGTATCGTTCTCTCCAATTTTTAGTGATAGAGGTTAGCTGATCCGAACCTGATGGAGGAAACAATGGCTAAAATCGGTCGTACCGGCTTCAACAAAATTCTAGGTGCGGGCTATACCGTGCTCAACCATGATCCTCTGGTCGGAATTCTCACTCTCAAAACAGATACAGGTGCAATCGAATTGGCAATGATCAAACCTGTAGCCGAAGCATTAATGGGTGAACTAATCGACTTTCTGCAGGAAGGCAAAGGCGAAGACGCCCCAAGCTTCGCGGTCGAGCGGAGTCAGTGAAAACCACCGATCGATGGCGGGGGGCACGTCTAACGCGGCGATAGCATGCTGTAAGTAACTTCCGGCACTAATATCAGCTTTCTCTAATAAGTAATGCGCTCCTCTTCTAATTAACCATCGCGGGCAATTCCAGATGCATGGTTTATAATTTACGAGTATTTCTTCCATTATTATCACATTAAAGTAACGGAGAGCATAATGCTTAAATATATCGCCATAGCGTTAACAGCTATGTTCTTCTCGGGCTCTGCTTCAGCATCCTCTGAGTGCGATAACGCGCAAGATCAGGCAACAATGAACAAGTGTGCCGGTCAGGGCTTTCAAAAAGCGGACAAGAAACTGAATTCGCTTTACCAACAGCTTGAAAGGCGTCTTGCTGGCAACGACGCTAAGAAGCTTCTGACCATATCACAACGGGCTTGGATTAAATTCCGAGATGCAGAATGTGAATTTTCATCCTCAGGAACAGAGGGCGGCACGGTGCAACCGATGGTATACGCTATGTGCCGGGAAAGATTAACAGCCGACAGAAGCAAGCAACTTTCCGAACACCTGAAATGCGAAGAAGGCGATCTGTCCTGCCCTCAACTTTCAAGTGACTAAGAGAGCGCTCGAATATCGCCTTCGATCTTACCCCACGAAAAAAAGCGGAGCTTAAGCTCCGCTATCTTCATTCCCAACCCCGCTCGATGGCGGGGCTTTCCTTTTCTCTGCAAGGCCAGTCTTATTCGTCCAACAGACTGTCGATCTGAGAGAATTCTTTCTCTGAAATCGTGCGGTTGAATGCCGTTTCCAACTGGTCTTTTGCCTCGACCAGAGCCCGCTCCCGTTCAATCGGATCGCTGATCGCCAAGGCGCTATCTCTTGCCTGCTCATAGGATGCGATCTTACCAACGGCTGAATTCGGAGCTGCGTTTGCTCGCGCAGTCGCCGATGCATGCGCTGCGTTCAAAGGACCAAGCGTATTCTTGTCCTTTGTTGCACTTGCCTTGGTAACGCTCGACTTCGTGACTGAACCCGATTTATGACTGATCGACTTGTTGGTAGATGATCGATGCGAGTCTGCCTTGCCGGAGTGGCTGGAATTTCCACCCTTACTTCCTCCATGTCCGCCGCCGTGACCACCACCGTGACCGCCACCGTTGCCTCCGCCATTACCGCCGCCTTCTCCTTTGGCGTAAGCAGCATCGGTATGAGTGCCGCCAGTCAGTGCCGGCAAAAAGGTAAGTGAAACGGCCAAGCCAGCGGTGAGGCCAAAGGCGCCGATTTTCCGTCCAATTGACATTGTTCGTCTCCGGTTGAATTCCGATGCAACATTTGCTGATTGCCATACGGCGAAAAGTTGGCGAGCCACTTCACTTATGGTTAGCAATGTGTGAACTCTCGTGATACGCCGCGCAAATTTTATTGGGACCAACAAAACGGGCTATCGAACACCGTGCTTGGGCTTCCGTCTTCTTCCCAATAAGGGCCATTTATGATTGCTGCCTATGTGTCATCTGCTGTTGTTGGTGCAGGCGTATATCTCCTGTTGAGGCGCAGATCTTGTAAAGCGCGTATCACTATCTCGGCCATCGTATTCCTAGTCCTGTGCGCAATTTTCAGCGTTTGGTTTGTTAATACAGGGGGAACTTACTGGATCATGGGCACGAACGGCATCACACCGGATTGGTCGCGGCAATAAGAAAGCGGCCCGAGAAACCGCTATTAGCTTGTCCAATAACTCGAGCTGTATGGTATTGACGCCATAAGGTTGCTTGTTTGGAACTGAAACCGGCTAACTCCGTTTACTGAAGCCATTGACCCAGAGTGATAGAAACATGGATCAGCTTCAGATCGCGCTCGAAGAGGCGCTAAAGTCCGATAATTTCAACGTCTGGCCACATATTATAGCGCTTGCCGCCGCGTACATCCTGGCGTTGCCGATAGGGTGGCACCGAGAACGTGAAGAACGGAGCGCTGGCCTTCGGACCTTTCCGCTGGTCGCAGTTGCCAGTTGCGGCTTCATCCAAGCGACAGAGGGAATTACTTCCGAAAGCCCCGAAGCACTCGCGCGCATTGTTGAAGGCGTGATCACCGGCATGGGGTTTATCGGTGGTGGTGCAATCCTTCGTTTAAGTTCATCGGTCAAAGGTACGGCAACAGCGGCCAGTCTGTGGTCGACAGGAGCTATCGGCATCGCTTGCGCTGTAAACGCCTTCGACGTTGCTATTATCATAATGGTGTTTGCGCTGCTCACCCTGATATTTTTCTCAAACGGAAAGTCGGACACCCAGGACATCAGCGCTCACGGTACTCAATAAAAAAAGCGGAGCCGAAGCCCCGCTTTCACGATTTAATATCCGGCCGATATCAAGTTGAGTCAAACAAACGCCCCTCTCCCTGGAGCTGCAGCAGCGGTGCGGTAAACTCTGCGCTGAACCCTTCTGGTTTATATTCGGACCTAACTTCCCCCGAACCAAGAAGCCCCATTCTTATGAGTTTGGAGCCAAAACCTGTCTTTGTCGGCGGGGCTACCGGCGGTCCTCCGATTTCGATCCAATTCATTGAGAAAACCGGCTCAACCTGCCTTTTGGATATAGCAACGTTCAGTTGCACTTGCCCCGTAGGGTTAGAAAGCGCACCGTACTTAATCGCGTTTGTTGTCAATTCGTGGACCAATAGCGAAATGGTCGATGCGCCCTTCGGGCCTACCGATACATCTGGCCCTGCCATGTGAACGCGATCGTCTACTGCAAGCGCAGTTGTTACTCCAGATACGATCTGACGCAACGAACCTTCCGAGCTTTTGCCGAGCCTTAGTACATCATGCGCGTTCCCCAACGCAGAAAGCCGCTTTATGAATGTATTAATGACCTCTTCATCGGCATTGTTATTGAATGTCTGGCTCGCAATAGCGGACACCACGCTGAAGGTATTCTTGATGCGGTGAGCGAGTTCGGTATTCAGAATCCGGGCGTGCTTTTCGGCTTCCACTTTTTGCGTGGTCTCAATGACCGTGTCGATCATCCCGCCGACCCGACCCTGTTCATCAAAGATCGGGCTGTAGCAGAATGTGAAATAGCATTGTTCATCATATCCGTGTCGATCGATCACGAGCGGAAAGTCTTCGATAAATGTCGCCTCGCCAGCGTAAGCTTTCTTGACCATGGGCAACAACTCATCCCACGCCTCCGACCAGATATCGCGAAACGAAGCCCCCATGCAATTCTCTTTTTCCCCGAGAATTGGTCGGAAAGCGTCGTTATAAATCGTCGTAAACTCCGGCCCCCAAATGATTGCTTTGGGGAAATGCGAAGCCAACATCATCTGTACTGCAGTGACCAAGGGCGCTGGCCAACTCGCTGGCACCCCTATGGGGTTCCGGCTCCAATCCAACAGCCGAATTTCATCAGCCGACTGACCACGCGCATGCAGGAAGGGCACCGCACTGTCCATAGTGTATTCCAATTTGATCGAGGAAGATTCGTAGGCGGCACCGCCTAATCTTATGAGATAGGGCACGCAAATGCGAGCGGCAAAGTTATACTGGCATCAGTTGAATCAAACCGCCCGCACAAACGATGTCGTTTTCCGCTGCACTGGATCGCGCTCCTCGACCTTCGCCAGGAAACCTTCCTTGAAGAGTGCCTTGGTAATAAGGCCCGCACGCTTCTTCTGCACTTCGTCGTCGACATCCAGCCCCAGCGCATATGCCACGGCGTGCCCAACCCAGTCTTTTGCCTGCGGCGCCTGCTTATACATGCCGCCGTTTACAGCGCCACGGATAGCTTCTTTTTGTTCATCGGTCAGCCCTTCTGCCACTTCCTCGCTCGACGGCCAATGCCATTCAGTGACGACCGGCGCATGGTCCTGCGGCTGGGTCAGCCCACGACCATTGCCCAATGCGACGCTTTCGATATGCCGCCAGTCCAGCCGGTGTGACAGCGGCGTAAGGTTCGACTTGCCGTAGGTGATCGAGAAGTAGCCGAACCGATCCATACCGGGAATGCCCGCCTCATTGGCTTGCGCTTCTGACATACGATTAAGCACGCGCACCGAACGCGCTGCACCGATCAGAGCCACAGCGCCGCGTGCGTCTTCGACGGTAGCCTCGCGGTCGCTCACCTTGCGCAGGTGGTGCACGATGTCGATGGAGCAGTTCGTATAGTCCGCGATCTGCGCCCAGAGTTTCGCAACCTTGTCGATAGCACCGTTGTCGTTTTCGTTGACCTGGTGCGTCGACACGAACGGATCGACGATCATCACGTCGATCCCATTGGCAAGGATGGTTTCGGCAACTGCCTCGACGATCGGCTCCTGGATTTTGACGCCTTTCTTGTCGTCGATGGCAACGACAAGTTCCTGCTCACGGCCACTGTCGAGGAACAGATGACCGTCTATATCTTCCGGCTTCAGGTTGAAGTGGATGCACGCCGCCATTATGCGTCGCTCAAGCTCGTCGCGCGGATCTTCCACGTTAAAGAGCCAGACCTTGAGCCGGCGCGGCGGCTTGACGCCGTTTAGAGCCTTGCCAGACGCCATCGCGAGCGCTTCCACAATGCTGTTTGCGGTTTTGCCAAGGCCGCCCGGTGCAACAGTGACTGAGACATACTTGCGGATGAAATGCCGGCCGAAAGCGAATTCGCGGCGTGGCAGTGTCGACGGGTCTTTCCACTGGAATGGCGTAGCTGCGAGGATGGGTTGGTCGGTGAGCTCTTCTTCGATGGGCGGTAACTTCTCTGGATCAATCTGGACGGTCGTCACCAGTTCTTCTGGGTTGACCTCTCCGCCCTCCACCTTCGCCCGCGCATTGTCGAGCATGCGTGTAATGTCCACGAGCTTGGTATTGTCGTTGACGGCTTCTGGTGCCTGACGCGGATGCATCTTGCCAGCCTTCAGCCCATTGTCGATCGTTTTGCAGCAACGTGGGAAGTCCCTGTCCCAGCCGCGTGCCACATCTTGCAGCAATGCCCGCGCTTCGGATTCCGCCAGCGCACCAGCACCGACGAACGTACCCAGCCGGAACGCAGCGTCGTTCAGACGATTGTTGCGGTTCCCCATCGGCTCCATGGCGAGATCGTCAAGCTCAGACTGTACCGCCCGCTCGACGTATCGGTCATTAATCGTGCCAGACACCGACGGCGCCTGGTACATGGTCGTGCTGTCGTATGACCGTGGCAAGACAAGCTCCAGCAGCCAGTCCGGCGCATCGACGGGCTCCATATCGACCAGCCAGCGGTAAGGCTGGCCAACAGCAGGCACACTACAGGCCGCGATGACATAACCGCCGTCTCCGCGAACGTCGATGCCAGCACCCAATGCCCCGCGATTACGAACGCCCGCCTTGTGCTTGAAGAAGTAATGACGCCCGCCGCTCGTTGTTTCGGCCGTCAGCGTCGCGGGCAATGCGCCGTGCTCGGCTTCCAATGCTGCGAGCGTATCCGGCCCGCCGTGCTTCGGGTCGATGTCCAGCACCCACGCACCAATAGGCGCACCGGTAGGCACGCCGATCATAGCACCGGGATTGCGACGCCAGAGTTCGCGTACAATGCGTTCATTCAGCGTCGCACCGCGGAACCCATTTGAGGTCAGCGGAGTTTTGGTGGCGAGGATTTCGATAAGGCCGTCCTCGTCGACGAATTCCTCATCGGCGGCACGGCATGGAAATACAGGCCAGTTACGCGCTGCGTAGGCCAGCGCAACATCGAGCATGGGGTCGGTATCCGGTAATACAGATTGCTGCATGATTACCTCGGGAGGGAAAGAGATGTGTAAAGACTACGATATGCTTAAGAACGGGGATGGCACGTGGTCCATTGTGGCTAAGTCCACGCGCCGGCCGATAACATTCAAAGGCCGACTACAAATTGCGCTGACAGAAGACGTTGCCCAGCAAGCTTTTGCGATACTCGATCGCGTCGAACATGAGCGCGAACAACAGTTGCGAGACGGCCGACTGATGTAAAGATGGCAGCTTAGGCTCATGCGAATTAAACTGGAAAACCGCTGGTTGTTTTTGTAGTGCTTAACCCTGGCTTTATGCGCGGGGTAAGCATGACTTGGGGTTTTGTCGTCGGCAGACACTATAACAGGCGAAACGACATTCATGGTCAGTTTGCTGGCCAGCAACAGGGTGGCATCGTTACTCCGTCCAACCATAACGTTGTAATTATCATCACCGGTAAGGCTGGCAGTCACTACGGCTATGAAGACCAACATCTGCCCGATGGACGTTTTGACTATTATGGTGAAGGTCAGGTAGGCGACATGGAAATGGTCCGCGGCAATAAAGCAATTCGTGACCATGCTATGTTGGGCAAGGATCTACTCCTTTTCGAAAGCCTCGGGAAAGGCAAAGATCTGATCTTCCTGGGCAGCTTTGTCTGCGAAAGTTGGCGTTGGGGACAGTCGCCTGATCGCAACGATGATATGCGCAAAGCCATTATCTTCGAACTTAGAAACCTCGAGAACATTGTTGAAGCCGTCGACGATGAACAGCCCGTTCCCGCTGTCGATTTAGCTGCTATGAGAGATCTTGCTCGACAAGCAGCGGGAAGCCGCGAGGGTAAAGCGTCAACTCGTACCATCTATGAGCGAAGCCGACACGTTAGAGATTATGTGCTTGCTCGGGCCAACGGTCATTGTGAGGGTTGCAGCTGCCAAGCGCCCTTTCTGCGCATCAACGGCCAACCGTACCTGGAACCTCATCATATCCGTCGAGTGAGCGACGGCGGCCCTGATGACCCCAGTTATGTGATTGCGCTTTGCCCAACCTGCCATCGCAAAGTTCATCATGGTCAGGGTGGCGCCACATACAACGATACGTTACTCAAGAAGATGCCATCTATCGAACCGCCGAACGGAACTTAGAACGGCGCCTCCTTCAACGCTTCCCGCATTCCTCGCCCGCAACCTTCCCACGCGGCTTTCACCAGCATGCGCGCCTCAAGCTCGTCCATTTCCTTAAGGTCGGTTTTGCCAAGCTCTTGAAGGTATGAACCAACCGCCTCAACGCCCGTATCAAGAGCGCGAAGTTCGTAAGGGTCCAACCGACGCCGGTGCCGAATATGCTCGGCAATGTCGGCGCATTCCTTGCACAGCCAGCGGATAGGTTCGCGGTCTGACTGCACGCCGAGGCCGACGGCGTGGCGGGCGCAGACGTGACACTGTTCGGGATGGCTCATGCGGCGTCTCCGAATAGGCTGGCCTGTAAGGGAGGCTGGTTGTCATTCGCCGGTTGCGCTTTCGCGGCAACAGGGCGCGCTTCTGTAAAGTCAACGCAAACGATCTCGCACATTGGAGAGACGCCTTTCCATTGATCGATGAAATAGGCGGTATCGACACCGCAGCCTGTATCGAAATGCAGGCCAGTCTGCTCCTGAAACTTAACGGCCTTGCCACTGGTTTGTCGCTCATAGCTCTGCCGTCCGGAATAGTTGAAGCCTGCCGACATTTGGGGAACGATGAACGTGCCGTAGTCTGCCAGATGGGACGCAATATCAATGACGTGGAATTCGAAGTCCTTTCCGCTGTACCTCGGGGAATTCTTGCTCCGCTTGATATTTCCGAATGGAGGGTTGCTAATCGCACTGTCGAAGTGCCCCAGTCCCATATCCAGAACGTCAAACACGTCAGCATGAATCCATTCTGCCTCTGGCAGGAGCTTTTTCCCGACCTCTAGATAATCGGCATTACGCTCAACGCAGGTGATCTGCGGCCTGCTGTCATTGAATCGGCTGCGTTGCCAGATGGCGTAAGACAGCATTCCAATCCCGGCGCAGAGGTCGATGATACGACCGCCACCGGCATCTATTGCAAAATCAAACGCCATGTCGAATGGTGTGAAGAAAGCGCCTGCAGCGCCGTTCACGTGGTTCGCGCCTTCGTTCCAGTTCCTGTAGACAAATTCTTTATCGTCTTCCGACAGCCGTTCTTGCCGTAGGATGGCGACTGCTTGAGAGTGGGCTTGAGCCTGTGCCCTTGTAAGCTTAGCCATTAAGCCACCCTCCCCAGCAAATCCTGATTGTCGTTTGCGGCCACATACTTGCCCGCCTCATTGCCCCACGATGACCATCCCGCCCACGCTTGGCGTGCGAACAGCTCAAGGTACGGACCGTCAACAAGCCGCTCAATGCGGTCGTACTGTTCGTCAGGCTTGCGACTATGCTCACGGCGCGGCGCTTTGATCAACGAACGCACGCCTTTATTAAGACGGCGCGGCTTGCCTCGTTTGAACAGATGGCAGATTTCGACTTCCTGTCGCGTCCAATAGCCCATGCCCATCCGGCCCTTGTCCCAGACAAAAGCCACGCTGACAGGACGGAAGCCCCACGATGCAGCCACATCGAATGCTTCACGCTGCAGGTGTGAAACGGTCCACATGAACAGCAAGCAGTCGCGGGCGCATACCTGTTCGACAGGTAGCGCCTTGATATCGTCAAGCGACATCACGCTGTAAGGCTGGCGACCTCTAGCCGGCGCGACATTCTTTTTGCTGTAGGTTCTAAATGCCCATCGCGGGTCCGCAAGGACGCAGCCGAAAGGCCCGCTTGGTAGCGGTTCATTCATTTTCATCTCCTCGTGGTTCATGGTGGTAACCCGCCAGTTGGTGGCTGGCGGGGTGTTGGTTATAGGCTGGATTCGCCGCCTTGCTGCACGCTAGCAATCGGGCGGGTTAGGTCGGAAAACCAGTCGTCATAGGTGGCAATGTCGATCATTGCGTCCGCCAGCGATTCCGTTTCTTGCCAATAGGCGTGGTAGTCTGGCTCGTCATCAGGGCCCATCATAGCCATCCACGGTGCGTAGCTCACGCCGCCCTCACTGTAAGCGTAGGCTGGCCTTCGCGCAGTACGGCTCCCTTGACGGTCTTCCCAGCGTCCAGCGCCTCTTTGATAAGCGTCTTGTCAGGCGATTTCACAACCTTCAAAAAACGCGCAGGCACAGCGGATTCGTCCACAATCTCAACCCCGGCGCGCCCTTTACCGACCGACACAGTCGCTTCCGGCAGGCTAACTTTGTTCAGGTCAGCGGCCTTCAACAGGCGCAGCAACAAGGCCCGCATGGCGTCCTTGCGTCTGGTGTATCGATCTTTGCGCGCGGCCAATTCCTTGGCGCGTTCGCCGATGGCCAGTACCATGCTGTTTGCATCGCGCTCGATGGCCACGATCTTACCGAGCACGCGGTATGCGTCCGTCTCGCCTTCGATTGTGTCGGCGCGCAGTTCGTCGTCTTCTGCCAGTTCGGGGTATGCCGCAACCAAGTCGGCGAATTCCCGTTCCAGGACGGTAACATCATATGCCAGATAGTTCTGTGCTTTCGTGTTGTCGGCTTTGTTTTGCATTGTTGCTCCTCGTGTTTCGGTGGTTGGTTGGTTAGTCCGGTAGGTAAGTTAACATGCCTCGCGGCGCATCCCGTTAATGGATTGGTTTATTTTGATAAACTTAATCCTACTGTTTTAGTGTAATTAATACTTGGATTTAACTGTTGCATGCGACGGTTGTTTATGTATATTCGCGCCACTCTTGGGAGGGAGTTAGACCGCCCAGGCGCGCACCGTCCGCTGCCGGGCGGTTTTTATTTTCCCTGCATATCAGCTATGCAGTTTCTGCCCTTGCAACGCATGAGTGGACCGCCTATTTACGCCTCGTCCGGTTTTACTCCTCCTCCCAGAAACCGGACCCTAAGCGCGGTACTCCTCCTCCCAACCGCGCTTTTCAGATCGGCCCGCTTCGCTCCTCCTCCCAATCGCGAAGCGGGCTTTTCTATTTCATGCAGTTGCGGAGCCTATTGTTGGCAACCGTTACATTCTGTTATTTCACCATTCGCTAATATGCCCATATTCTGGTGCCGCAAACCTTCTCTGGAATGCATCCGCATCGCATGAACCAGAGCCCCCGCCCCAACATGCGATGCGGAACTCCCTAGAACGGAATATCGTCATCCAATACGTCAGCCAGCCCGGCAGATACTCGGGCGTAGTGCGGCGCCGGCTCATTATCGTTGCTGGCCTTCGGCACGTTGTCATTCGCAACACCCGCAATGGCGTCAACAACTTCCCAGTATTTCCCGTTGGGCTTCACAACGATTTCCCCGGTTGGCAGCAATTCGTTCTGACGCTCCATGAATTCGAGCACAGTTTTCGGGAACGGTGCCTGACCGCCATGCTTTCGCCACCACCTGTCAGACTTCGACTTAAAGAAGCCGGTATGGGCTGGGCCGAGCCATTCGTTGATTGGCGACATACCAACCCAGTAAGACACCTTCACGCTGTCCTGCTTACCGCCCTTGCCTTCGTGGTATGCAAATGTGCGGCGCTCCACCTGACGGGTGCTGGCGTTGTCTTTTGACAACATCGGCACGTCTTCGGCCTGCGCAGATATCTTCGGCGTTTCGTCGACCGGGAATTCGTATCCGCAATCCGGACAGGTATGCAGCGAGGCATGGATCAGCGAGCCGCAGCCCACTAGACCACGATCGTCAGGCTCTTGCGGACATTGCTTCACGGGCGCCTCGCCGTCGCCTTTTTTCATACCCGGCGGCGTAACCGCATCGATAGGCCCATGCTTGCGAACGACGCCAGCAAAGTCCAGAAACAGACAGTTTTCCTTGCCGGGATAAAGGCGCAGGCCACGGCCCGCCATCTGAACATAGAGGCCAGCTGATAAGGTCGGTCGGCAAAACGCCACCAGATCGATGATAGGCAGGTTCGTGCCGGTCGTGAGCACTGAATTGTTCGTAAGTGCGCGGATATTGCCAGCCTTGAAGTCAGCCAGAATGCGGTCGCGCTCACCGGTCGGGGTGTCTCCGGTCACTGTTTCGCAGCTAAATCCCCGGCTGCGAATTTCGTCCCGCATATGTCGGGCATGTTCAACTCCGCTACAAAAGCACAGCCAAGCCTTACGCTCCGCACCCGATGCCGTGCCATACGTGACGATCTCATCGACCACGGAAGCAGTGATGTCGTCCTTGTCGATAGCCGCCTGCAGAGCGTTCTGCTTGTAGTCGCCGCCCTGCTTGCCAACGCCGGACAGGTCGAAGGCGGTTGCCATGCCTTTTGAGATCGGACGGCAGAGATAACCTTCCTCAATCATCTCGCCGATCGGCTTTTCAAAGCAGATGTCGTCGAAAAGCGCGCCGTCACCTTCCGTCAAAAGCCCCTCGCCCAAGCGATAAGGCGTGGCCGTGAGACCGACCAGCTTCAGGTCCGGATTGATTGCGCGCAGACCTTCGATAAGCTTGCCGTACTGTGTTTCCGAATTTCTGGGCATCAGGTGGGCTTCATCGACCAGAACGACGTCGATATGACCGATCTGCTCCACCTTGTTTGCGATGGTCTGCACACCGCCGAAAACGATCTGCGCCTTTGCGTCCCTCCGGCCCACGCCGGCCGAAAAGATGCCGGCCGGTGCGAACGGCCAGATGTTCAGCAGCTCCTGATAGTTCGAGAGAATGAGCTCGCGAACATGCGTCACTACAAGCACGCGCATGTCGGGCCAGCCTTCGATCAGTTCCTTGCAGATCGTACCCAGCACGAGGCTCTTGCCGCCGCCTGTAGGAAGCACGATAAGTGGTGAGCCAGGTTGTTCGCGCCAATAGTCGTAAAGGCCGTCAACAGCGGCGCGTTGATAATCTCTAAGCTGTAACATCATGCTACCTGTTTGTTGTTCGGCTTGTTGTCGTTGGCGCCATCCACCCAAATCTCACCCGTCGCCAGCCGGTATGTGACCGTCTCCGCGACCTCGTCGGCATCGATCTGCTCGCCATTTATCAACCCCGGCAGATAGAGGTGAGCCGGGCAGCCGTCTCGCTGCTCGTCGATCGACAATGGCTTGTTCCAGCGAGCGCATGACATGTGGCAATCACCGCCATGCTCGGGCTGAACATGAAGGCAAGTGCGGCAGTTAACGCGCGGCTGCACGCCTTCGTGGCAGACGCCACGGTGTTTGCAGAACATGCATCCGAAGAACTCCGGGTCTTCGCTGATGCGGCTCGGTGGCTCGTCCGCAAACACGATGCGTTCGCAGCGTGCCAGCAATCGAAGGCAGAACTCGACATCATACTCGATCCGCTCGGCATAGAGCGTGTCGGTGTTCTTGCACGACGCCAGATACAGACAGCGTGTCAGTCCGAAAGCCTGCATTCCAAGCTGGCACTGGGCGTAGTGCAAGGGTTTGGCCTTCTGGCAGCTGTGCTTTTGCAGTTCCTTGATACCCTTCTCATTGCTCGACTTGAATTCCAGCAGGTGCTCAGTCTTCGGCGCTTCGGGTACGCCCATTGCCTTGCCGTCGCACTTGCCGCGCACGAACCCAGACACCAGCCTGATTTTGTCCTGCTGCCCGTAAACGTCGACGCCAATGCGTTCGAGGTCAGCGACCAAGCGATCTTCCTCGATATTGCCGGTGGCGAACAGGCGGAGCTGGCGGCCCGAATGAACTTCGTGTGCTGAGACCCAGCGGAAGCCGTACCAAAGGGCTCTATCACATTCCGTGCCCGCCTCGCCCACGCTGATGCCCCACGAGTCCCAGGACTTAGCCTGGGCCTCGTAAGCTGCGTAGATGGCGCGGACGGTGCTGGATTCAGCTTTTGGGAGGGGTGCCAATTTTAGACCGCTCCCTGCATTACAAGAGCCTTTGCAAGCTGATCGCTAATGCCGCCCATTTTCTCACCGTTTACAGTCACGGCGGCTTTGCATTCTTGAACGCTGCCCCATTTTGGCAGAAAGTGGCGTTCTAAGGTCAAAATTGCTTCCTCGACCGCACTATTGCGAAGCATATCAATGACTTCGTGAACGACCTCTCGATCCAATTTGTCCATCACTGCACTCTCAGGGGCATCACAACCCCTGTCCAGTTGCCTTGGCCGGTCAGAACGGCTGGCGACATGCCGTCAGAGAACGCGAAGCACACATCCTTCTCATCAACTGCTCCGAGCATGTCCTGCAAGTACTTGGGGTTAAATCCGATGGTCAAAGGCTCGCCGTCCAACTCGCCTTCGATTTCATCCTGCGCCTTGTCGGCGATAGACAAACAAAGCACATCCGCGACTTCCAATTTCACTGCGCGCGATGCGTCAGTGGCGATAGCTGAAACTCGCCCGAGCGCGCCGATCAACTGTTGCCGGTCCACGGTAAGAATGATGGAATTTCCAGTCGGGATCAGGCGGGCATGATCGGGGAAGGTCCCCTCAATCAGCTTTGATGTAATGACGGTGCCGCCAGCCTCTATTCGCACTTTTGTCTGAGACAGACTAAGCTTGATGACGCCTTTCGGAAGCATCGCGACAAGCTTTGAAGGAAGGATCACGCCGTACTCGGTATCTCCCTCGTCGCCATAGTTCCTGACAAGCCGATGGCCGTCGGTTGCGACCGCAACAAGCCTGCCTTCGTGCGAGTGAAAAAACACACCGTGTAGAAACTGCCTAGCCTTGTCAGTGGAGATTGCGTGCACACACGGCGCAACAAGCGCAACCAGATCCAGCTCAAGTGTTGTGTCGAATTTCCCAACGCTAAAGGACGGAAAGTCCTCAGCAGGCAAGACATCGAGCTTGTAACGGCTGCGACCAGAAGCGACTGTAAGGCGGCCTCCACTGCTAGCTGCATCCAGCTCAAGGGTAATGTCGCCCGTCACGCGCTTTGCGATATCCGCAAGCATCTTGCCAGGAACGGTTGCGCTGCCCGAATGGCAGTCGAGCACCGGGAGACTGGTCGTTATCTCCACATCCAGATCGGTGCCGGTGAGGCGCAACTGGCCGTCCTCAACAGCCAAGAGCACGTTGGCGAGAATAGGAATTGAATTACGGGTTTCGATGGCGCGCGTGACGGTCGCCAAGGCGTGCGCGAGCTGTGAGCGGTCAATGCTGACTCTCATCAAAGTCTCCTCGTGGTTGGTGGTAGAAGGCGCGGTTGGTAGCCGCGCCTGTTGTTTAGCTTAACCCCAAGGTCGTTTCTTGCCTGCCGCAGCAGCCGCTGGCGCTGGCGTGTTGCTGTTAGCCGCAGCCGGTCGGTTGTCGTTGGCCGGGCGGGCCTGCGCTACAGGCTGATTGACGTCGATCGAAGGCTGGGGCACGTTGCCTTCATCTGGGAAGTAGTATTTTTTGATCTCGGCGCGCGCCGGATATTGGCCGTCCTTCGAAGGCTTGCCGAGGCCGATCTTTGCCGTAAACGCCTTGAAGTGCAGTTCTTCGGAATCCTCGACTTCCGAGACGCCGATCGCTCGGCAAAGGCTCGCGAACTGACGCTGGCCGATCTCTTGCGCCTGCGCGTTCTTGTGTTCCAGATTGTAGAAATTGAAGACCTTGCGGCCCTTGTATTCCTCGGGGCGAAGAACCGTCATTGTTGTCTTGAGGCCGGTACCGTTTGCGCCTTCCTTGACCTCCGACGCCTCGATTTCCAGCTCATAGTCGCCGTTCGGCAGTTCCTCGTAGTCGCGCTGCTCTGTATCGTGAGCAGTCGCATCAAATCTGCTGGCTAGTTTTGCCATTTGTCATTTCCTCGTGTTGTTGGGGTGTGGTGACGGCGAGATTTAAGCCTTCGCCCGATGAATAGCCGGGCGGAAGAATCCACCGATGAAACCAAGCGAAGCGCCGATCTGCCACATCGCAAGGCCCGCCGCATTGATGCCAACGGCGGCAAGGAACGCATGGATCGTTTCTGCGAAAAACAGGCCCACGACCCAGCCGACGAACGCGCCACCGAGAACACCCAAGAGCGGTGCGAAGAAGAGGATGGCTGCGATTGCTACAAGGCCAGCTAGAGCTTTTTCCATTAAGCGGCGTCCCCTTGGTCATTGTCGTTGCCAACCGGCCAGAACTTGGCAATGTCGGTAAAGCCTTGCCCTTTGCGGTAAACGACGCTGTCCGGCATCGAATAGCGGTTTTTGGCGTTGAAGCCCGCCGCCTCGTTGAAGTGCACCTGGCGCTCCTTGCCGCCTTCCGCGTGGCTAACCTTCGTCTGGCGGGCCACTTCTTTTTCCTTGATGGAGATACGGTAGTTCATGAACGCGACGATGTCGGACTTCTCGCGAACCAGTGCATTCGATCGCTTGTGCAGCTTGGGCTGGTATCGAGAATACGGATCGGTAGTCGGGCTGTCGAAGCGAACGATTTCAGGGTGCGCCAGCATGACGACATACATGCCAGCACGGGATAGCGCCGACACCGCTGCCATGAGCTCGTTCCATTCGGTATCGGCCTCCACGTAGCCTTTACCGAACCCGGCCTCCTCGATGCTGTTTATACCGAGGCGGGCCGAGGTCGCACGCCAGACAAGCGGCTCTAGCCCGTCGAGGCTGTCTATAATCACGGTGCGGCGGTCGTGTTCTTCGGTCAGCAGTTCGCCTATGACGTTCAGCAGATCGTCGAAGGATTCAATCGTGCCGGGCGTTGCCATTTCGATATCAGACGGCGGGCGCTCGCCTTCGGTTGCGAGATAGATCGGATCTGGAAATTCTGCCGCGAGCGATGTTTTGCCGATGCCGTCGACGCCGTAGAGAAGGATCACGGGCGGATCGTTTCTCTTCGTCGACTTGAGGCTTGAAAGAGATAGAGCCATAGGTCTCCTCGTGTTCAGTAGGTGTGGTGGGTAACGGTGATTGCGGCGATGACGGCCGCAAGTATGAGCCAGCCTACGAGCCATGCCGGCGGGCTTGTGAGCAGCCATGCGCGTGGGGCGGTCATGCCGCCCCCCACAGATAAAGCAGCCCGTAGAACGGCAGCAGCAGGTTCCAGAACAGGAACGCTGCAATTGTCGTGGCGATTGCCAGCGCGAACGCTGCAAGCGCCAAGGATTGCCCGATGCGGCCGACACCGGGCTTTCGCCCGGGATCGATGAACGGCATGTCAGCCGCGGCTTTTGTGGCAAAAGAGATCATGCCAGCACCCATCCGTAGAAGCCGACCGTCAAGGCGAGCACAGCAACGACTGCCAAGCCCCAGAGAAAGCGGTCACCAAGGCCGAGCGTGGTTTCCCGCTCATAGAGGGTGTCGCCATCCGCGTAGTCTTTGGGCGCATAGTTGCGCGTGTGGCTGTACGTGGTGGAGGTCATCACGCGGCTCCCCTCGTCTTGGTGTTTTTCGTAAGCTTCACTTTCTTGGCGAAATCGACCGGGATGACGTTGTCATCTTCAGGCTTGTCGGCCTCGACTCCGCCGTCATCCTCTTCAAAATCGGGCTCGACTTCGAAGCGCGAGACTTCAAGTTGCACAAGGCCGGTGCCGGGGATCATGAAGCGCACGGTCAGCCAGCGAAAGCTGTCGCGCTCCTCAATGATGATGCCCTTCCATTTCCACAGTTTGTGGACGACTATCTCGCCGGGCAAATCCCAGCATTCACCGCATTCGCAGGTCATGCGGCACCTCTTTTCGATGCGCGGTGGTAAGTGACTGGCGCGTTGGAAACGTGCGTCCCATTCCGAAGCACGGCGTTCGCGCGCGCCTTTGCTTTTTGCGCAGCCGTCCGGTAAGGCTTGCGGTTTGTCATGTCCCGCTCGCCCGTTCGTGTATATTTCGTTTTCAAGATGGCCTCCTCGTCGGGAGGTTAGTCGTCGGCCCCGTCATCCTCGCGGTCGGCCTGCCTCAAAAGGCTAGTGGACTGTGCCTGTAAATGGACCGTCCAGAATGGTTATGCGGGGCAGCGAGACATAAATGTCCATGCATCCTCCCGAATAACCGCCGTTAAAAGTTGTGCGCCGCACAACGGTCTTCTCTGTTGGCTTTGGCGCCGGGAGCGTGGGCGATCTTTCCGAAAGCAGCGACCAAGCGTGACCTCTGGTAATGCCCATCAATTCCGCAATCTTCCCGAACGACGCGCCATTTTTACGGTGCGCGGCGGCAGTTGCCTGCAGTTCCTGCCTTGATGAATGCTGCATGTCTCCTCGTGTGTGGTTGGTGACTGTTGACAAGTGCCGTGTCTAACGGCATCTGTCTGGTCGCGCGGGGTGGTACCTGCGAAGGAAATCGCGGCGTAGAAGCGGCTTCGGCCCTCCTCGTGTTAACCGCGACGTACGGGCAGGCTGGGGTAACGGGTGGTGCCGACCCATAACAGCCTGCTTTTAAAGAACGCCGAAAGCGCCAGCCGCGTTTCAGCGGCCAGCGTCCCTGATGAATTCTATGGCGGCACTTCAACGAGAGCCGGTTCGCTTCTGTCGGCAACTTTCGTCATTCGCTCTCTCCTCTATTACGATTGCGCCTTCGCGCGGCCGCTATCTATTGAGTGCCGATATCCTTGGGAGGATGTTTTCTGGCATCATGAGGTAGGCCCTCCTTCGAACTGTCCAACGTCTTATGCGTCGGTTGATGACGTATAGATATGACATATTCGCATCTATGTCAACACATGATGACATATTCGCACGTTACAATTTCACAACAATATGCGAAAAGCCCATCATGGATAAGGATTTCGCCTTTCGCCTTAAGAATGCGCGCGTCGCACGTGACATGAGCCAAGCCCAGCTTGCCGACCTTGTTGGTCGCGACAAGTCTGCAATAAGCTTGCTCGAAAGCGGCAAGCGCGGAGCTAGCGTCGACTTCGTCGCTCGCCTGGCAAAAGCCTTGAATGTTCGCGAGGATTGGCTTGCCTTTGAAAAAGGCGATATGATTGGCCAAGAAGAGCGGGCGGAACTTGAACGCCCTGCCGATATCTTCACACCGAAACTAATTCCCGGCAACGAGCTGGTAGGCGATCAACGCGACCTTCCCGTATATGCGGCAGCCAAGGGCGGCGACGGGCACGTAATTATTACGTTCGATCCAATCAGCTATATGAAGATGCCCGCTGTTCTGCAGGGTGTTAAGGGCGGCTACGGCTTGCTTCTCTCTGGAGAATCCATGGTCCCGGCCTATCGTCCTGGCGAAACGGCGCTCGTGAACCCCAATCTGCCGCCGATGCGTGACGAAGATGTGATCCTTTATCACACTAGCGAAATGGACGAGAACGAAGCAATTATTAAGCGACTCGTTGGCTACAACGATCGCGAATGGATGCTTGAGCAGTATAATCCACACAAGGAATTCAAAGAGTTCCGCGCTGATTGGCCCGTATGCCATCGTGTTGTAGGGAAATACAACACGCGCTGACTAGCCGTTTGCGGCCTCAAGGACGGTCTCTGGCACACGTCCGAACATTGCAATCACTTCGGCCTGATTATTCCAGCGATAGACCGCAATGACTGCGGGCTTTATTGGCGCGAGTCTCTCCGCCAACCTCACAGCCTGATCTTCGTTTTCAACTTCGATCGGATTGTCAGGAATGATTCCCCACCGGCACTCGGTGAAGGATTGAACGACAAATAACGCAGCCATCCGCCTCTCCTTGGTACGAGACTAAGGATTCCACCTGTTTCGGAACATTTCAAGAACAATTTACAGTTAATAAACCATATCATTTTTCATGATGTGTTTTTGTCATCATCAGGTGTTGACATTTGTTGACTATTTCGCATATAACGATGACACCACAGCACGAAGACAGCCTCACCAGCTTGATCTGCTGACCACCGACCAAAACACGAGGAGACTGCAATTATGGAACCCACCAAGAGAAGAAGAAGCTCGAAGCCTCGCCTGAATGAAATCATCGGCGGCGGATTCTTTGTATTCCGCCGCGGCAAGAAGACTGGCCGCGTTGGCGTCTTCACTACCATGCCATACGAACACGGCTCCTTCGAGCAGGCCTTGGCCGAGGCGACCCGTCTCGCTGCCCTGTGCCCAGGCGAGACGTTCGAAGTTTTCCAGACGAGCGGGGCCGTGGCTTGCTGTGCTCCAATTGAACTGGCGGAGGCTGCGTAAGATGGAGCGCAACCCCACCATCGAGCTTGAGGACGCGCCGCTTACACGTGGACAGAAAAACATCGTCGACGCGCTGGCAGCGATTTATCCGCGCCGCATTTACATCAACGACCTCGTCGACAAACGTCTATGCTTTCGATCCGAACGGCGGACCGGACAACGCGCACAATACAGTGCGAGTGCAAATCAGCCATCTTCGCAAGCGCCTGCCTTCCTATGGCTGGACGATCCCGATGAACCATCGGGGCGCGGGCAATCACGGGTATTATTGCCTGGAGCCTGTCGCTAACGACAACGTACCGGCGGCAGACCGGAGGGCAGCAGCATGAACCGCGCGCTCCTGGAAATGCTCGCCAACGACGAGTTCGAAACGGAAACCGACACACCCAAGGCCGGCAATGTTGAGCCTATGCGCCGCCCTGACTACAAGGCTAGGAAACATGGCCGCCCACAGCCGTGGCTACGTTATGCCGCCCGTGAAGCGGTCGAGATGACCGTCGTCATTGGATTTGTTGTGGCCGTATGCGGCGTTGGGTTGGGGTTATCCGCATGACACCATCACAACGAAAGCGAACGTTACAAAGGCTGGTCTCGTTACAGGGCGGATCATGCTGCTACTGTGATCGACAGATCGAGATTCTGCACCACACGCCGGGACGAACAAATCCGCCGCATCGCGCAACGCTCGAGCACCTTCGACGCAAATGTGGAGGCGGCACAGACCAGTTAGACAATCTGGCTGCCGCCTGCTCCGAGTGCAACGGCGGACGCGGCCTGACAGACTGGCTTACCTTCAAGTCCTATCGGATGGGCGAGACGGTCACAGCACACAGATAGCGACGGGGCGCTTAAGCCCCCGAATCTCCAAGAATGACAGCCCTTGCGCGTTTTTGCGCCACGGCTTTTTGCACCCACCAAACACGAGGAGAATAACATGCACAGACATGTATCGACGACGCACGCCGCTATGGCACCCATCCTGACTGCCGCTGAGTTCCAGCTACAAGGCACGACTGCTGCGCAAGTCCTATCGATCTCAAAGGCCGTACGCGCGCTTGGCTATCACTCCGAGGCTGAGACGCTGCGCAACACCGCTTTCGAACTGGCGCGCATTACTGGCGTTCGGTTCCGCTATGGCGCTCCAGGCCAGCGTCGCAATCCAGCCAATGACAACCGCCGCCGGCAGCGGAGGGCGGTGTGATGGTGGTGGGTGAACACGCCGTGAAGGCGGCGCAGAAAGCGTATAGAGAATGCGAAGGTGATAGCACGGAAAGCCACCGCGCCGCACTGCGGGAAAGGGAGTGAGGATGTCAGCGCGAGACTACAAGCGGGTATTTATCGTCATCGCGGCGCTCGTCGCCATATACCTCGCCTACCAGCAGATTCCGCACATTCACATCGGAGAGCGTGCGCAAGGCAGCTACGAGGGCGGCACCGCATCTGACGAGGATGTTTCGAAATCGGTTCGAGAGGCGCAGGAAGCCGCGGATAAGGCAAGCCGTGCCGGCCCGGCAGAAAGCAGCAAGTAATGGCGTCATACACCTTTGCTGACACCGAACGATGGTTGGACGCCATAGCCGGTGTCATTGCCTGCTTTCCGGAAACAGAACAGAATCTCCTGCCACTTTATGAGCGCGTGGAACGAATGCAGCGCAGTCTGACTGCAAACGATAATATTCGCGATCGTATTAAATCACGGCTACGTCGAACGGCAGCGTGAACTTTTCCATTTGCTCTTTTCGCCATTCCAAAGAACCGCCCGTACCATATCGTGGGCGGTCAACTGTATGCCCCATCAACATTCGGCGCAGTTCATCGTCCAGGCCCGCCTCTTTCATGCGGTCCTCGAATGAATGGCGAAGCGAATAAACGGTATAGCCCGCGCCTTTTGGGAACAGCTCGTTGTCCTTGAAATATTTATTCAGCGTCGCCGACAGCGTGTCTTCCTTGTTTTTGTAACGAGGAAAGCCATTCCTATGCTTCCTAAAAACCTCATGCGCTATGCCGACCAACGGCAGCTTGCGAACAGACGAAGCGGTTTTAATCTCACGCGGATCTGCAGCGTCTTTTCGAGGCGCAATCAGGATATGCGGAACCCTGTCGGCCAAGAATATGTGCTCGGCCGTAATGTTGCAAAGTTCACTTGGTCGACAGCCCGTTTCAATCATCGCTAGGACGATGCCGCGAGCTTCATCATTTAGACTGGCGAGTGGTCCATAGGTTAGGAACTTCTCCCGGATTATTGTGGTCGGGATCGGGGGCCTCGACTTTTCGACCTTCTCTGCAAAGCTCAAATCGCGGAAAGGGTTTGGCCGATCCCTATCTCCCATGTGCTTGAAATACTCAGCAAAAAGAACTCGCATCCCGCCCATCATGCGGTTGCCCATGCTGGCCGATATCGGCTGCTTCCCTTTGGCTGGCTTCGTTATCATTTGTAGCCAGACCTTATAGAATTTCTGCGCGTCCTCGCGCGTAATCTCCGCAATAGCCTTATCTGAAACGATCTTCACAAAATGGTCGATCGCCCGCTGCTTGTGTGCGCGCCACCGCTTTTTCTGAATTTCGCTCTTACCCGTCAATTCGTCGGGAGTGATTTCATCAAAGTAGATTTTCAGGGCTTGCGTCACAGACACTGACGGGATGCTCGCGGCGCCCACTGCGGCTGCGTCTTCTACTGGATTGCCAGTTACTAGGTTTAGTCGGGCCGCTAGAGCGTCATCTGGCATCGCAAGCAGCCTATCGGCTGGCACATATGAAATGCCGATAGCGTCGGCTCGCTTGATTGCGGCATCATAAAGTGCGCGGGCTTTATCGCCATCCGCTCCAGCATTTAGCATCGACCAAAGTGCATCGTCAGCAGATTCGTACTCGTTGCGCTTCGTCATCGCCCGAGCGAGATCGGTGGTTTTTAGGCTTATGCGGACGATAGGAGCGCGACTATCCTTGTCCGCCACAGACTTGGGAACACGGCGAACGTACTGATAAACGCCGTCGCGATCTTTCAAATAACGATGAGGGTCTGATTTAATGCGATAGCCAGCCAT